AGAGCTCATAAGGTTGGCTAAGTAATAAGCTGTGGTTCTTTTTACTCTTTTTTCTCCTTTCGGTAAAAAAGTTTCAGTCAGCCTTGTGGGTTCTTAAATACTGCCGGAAAACTTTTATGAAACTATTGAAGAACAGACGGGAAGGAGGCAGTAAATGGCTAGAAAAGTAAAGAGTTCTAAATCGATGGGTTCTTCCAAAAAGATTCGTCCTGCTTTGACTCCGGAAGCAAGGGAACTTCAGATGATTTCTCTGGCTGTTGACCTGGCTGAAAGACAATTGCTGGAAGGGACTGCTTCTTCTCAGGTCATTACTCACTATTTAAAACTGGGCTCTTCCAGAGAGAAGCTTGAGAGGGAGAGACTGGAGGAAGAGAACAATCTGTTGCGGGCAAAAGTAAGAGCTATTGACTCCACAGATGAGATTAAAGATCTCTATAAGGACGCCATCAATGCGTTTCGTATATACAGTGGACAGGGTAACGATGATGATTAGGACATATTCGGAATTATCAAAATTGAAGACTTTTAAAGAACGATACGAGTATCTTCGTTTGGGCGGAGTCATCGGGGCAGACACGTTTGGGTTTGACCGATATCTGAATCAGATTTTCTATCGGTCTATGGAGTGGAAGTCAGTTCGTGATTTTGTGATTGTGAGAGATAACGGATGTGACCTCGGAATAGAAGGTCGTGAGATATGTGGGAAGATATTGATTCACCATATGAATCCGATTTCCGTGGAGGATATTTTAAAGAGAAGCGATTTTCTTTTAAATCCAGAATTTCTCATCTCAACAATTCTTACAACACATAATGCCATTCACTATGGAGATGAAAGTCTTCTTGTCACAGAACCTATTGTTCGAAGCAGAAACGATACATGTCCCTGGAAACATTGATGGAGAGGAGGTTATAGCGATTATGGAAAGCATACTGACATCAATTAAAAAGATGCTGGGTATTACAGAAGAGTATGAGCACTTTGATTCAGATCTTATCATACATATCAATTCAGTATTTATGATCTTGACGCAACTTGGTGTTGGTCCACCATCTGGATTCTCTGTTCAGGATAAAAGTGCTACATGGAAAGAATTCATTTCTGACGAGACAAAGTTGCAATTGGTAAAGTCGTATATGCAGATGAAGGTAAAGCTCCTGTTCGATCCGCCTTTGAGTTCCGCTGTAATGGCGTCTATGGAAAAGATGATTGCTGAGGCGGAGTGGAGACTGAATGTTGCAGCGGAAACTGACGAAGAAAAGTCCGAAGAACACGAGTCCTACGATGGCGAGTATAGGGTAACACCGAAAGCATTCCAATCTCAAATGCTGGATACTGAGAATAAAGTTCTGGATCGAAATATTGTGGTAACAGAAGTTCCGTATTACGAGACTGGGAACGCAGCAAACGGAGTGACATCATATATCGCAAAGGAGGGAGATTCAAAATGAGTAATGAAGCATTACTACAGCATCACGGGATTCTTGGGATGAAATGGGGCGTCCGAAGAACTCCAGAACAACTTGCAAGAGCAAGTGGAAAGAAGACGAGTTCCGATGATGAGGTGAAGAAGATGTCTGATTCGGAACTCCGCTCAAAGATCAACCGTCTTCAAATGGAAAAGCAGTATAAACAGCTTACCAGTTCAGAAATTTCTGTCGGTAGAAAGTTTGTACAGGATGTGCTGACCAATGCCGCAAAGCAGACCGCCACCAATTATGTATCGAAGTACATGACGAAGGGAATTGACGCGGTCATCAAGAAAGCAACAAGCAAGTAGGTGATTCAATTATGGCATTATCAAACACTGCCGTTCCCAAATACTACGGCATGTTTCGGGATGCCGTAATCAGGGGAGAGATACCGGTTTGTAAAGAAATCTCTATGGAGATGAACCGAATTGACGACCTAATAGCCAATCCTGGTATTTACTATGATGACCAGGCCGTCGAAGGATGGATTGCCTATTGCGAATCAGAACTAACATTGACGGACGGTTCTGATTTGAATTTGCTGGACTCGTTTAAATTGTGGGGTGAGCAGCTTTATGGATGGTACTACTTCGTCGAACGAAGTGTGTGGGAGCCAAGTTCTGACGGACATGGCGGCCGATATGTGAATAAAAGAATCAAGCAGCGTCTGACGAAGAAACAATATCTTATCGTTGGGCGAGGAGCTGCTAAATCTTTGTATGACACCTGTGTTCATTCCTATGGGCTGAATATCGACACATCCACGACTCATCAAGTCACGACAGCTCCTACCATGAAACAGGCGGATGAAGTAATGTCACCTTTTCGCACTGCGATTACAAGGTCGAGAGGTCCATTGTTCCGGTTTCTGACAGAGGGCTCTTTGCAGAATACGACTGGTTCTAAAGCAAAGAGAATGAAATTGGCCTCCACCAAAAAGGGTATTGAGAATTTTCTCACAGGTTCGCTTTTGGAAGTGCGGCCAATGTCCATCGCAAAGCTTCAGGGATTACGACCTAAGATTTCTACAGTGGATGAGTGGCTGTCCGGTGATACCAGGGAAGATGTGGTGGGCGCTTTAGAGCAAGGAGCATCGAAATTGGATGACTATATCATTGTTGCCACGAGTTCAGAGGGAACAGTGAGAAATGGAGCAGGCGATACAATCAAAATGGAGTTGATGGACATTCTTAAAGGAGAATATGTCAATCCACATGTTTCCATTTGGTGGTATAAGCTTGATTCCATTGATGAAGTTGGAAATCCAGACATGTGGTTGAAGGCGAATCCCAATATCGGTAAAACGGTAAGCTATGAGACCTATCAGCTCGATGTGGAAAGAGCAGAGAAGTCTCCGGCGGCCAGAAACGATATCTTGGCTAAGAGATTTGGATTGCCGATGGAGGGCTACACCTATTACTTCACATATGAAGAAACTCTTTCTCATAAGAAGAGAAGCTATTGGCAGATGCCCTGCTCTTTGGGAATTGATTTGTCGCAGGGGGATGACTTCTGTGCTTTTACGTTCCTTTTCCCGTTATCGAATGGTTCCTTTGGAGTTAAAACCAGGAACTACATTACTTCATCGACTCTGATGAAACTTCCGGCAGCAATGAGAATTAAATACGACCAATTCATGGATGAAGGAAGCCTGATTGTCCTAGAGGGAACCGTTTTGGATATGATGGAAGTCTATGAAGATTTGGATAACCATATCACAGAATTTGGCTATGACGTTCGTTGCTTGGGGTATGACCCGTACAACGCAAAGGAGTTCATTGAGCGATGGTCTTCTGAAAATGGTCCGTTTGGAATCGAAAAGGTAATACAGGGTGCTAAGACAGAATCCGTTCCTTTGGGAGAGTTAAAGAAACTTTCTGAGGAGCGGATGCTTTTGTTTGATGAAGAACTTATGACCTTTGCAATGGGGAACTGTATCGTTATGGAAGATACGAATGGAAATCGTAAATTGCTGAAAAAGCGATATGACGCAAAGATTGATGCTGTGGCAGCTATGATGGATGCGTTTGTTGCTTTCAAGCTGAACAGAGATGCTTTTGAATAGGAGGTGACGATTTCAAAATGGAAGTTTCAATTGGTTCCAGGATTAAACATGCCTGGAACGCTTTTTTAAATAGAGACCCAACAGGTTTCTATCGGGACATAGGGGTTGGATATTCGTACAGGCCCGACCGTCCAAGACTCACAAGAGGAAATGAAAGATCTATCGTTACCTCTGTATATAATCGAATCGCATTGGATTGCGCTTCAATTAACATTCAACATGTCCGTCTGGACGACTCCGAAAGATTTCTTGAAAAAATTTCTTCGGGGCTAAATGATTGTCTGAATTTATCAGCCAACATTGACCAGACTGGACGAGCTTTCCTTCAGGATGTTGTTTTGTCAATGCTTGATGAGGGATGTGTGGCGATTATCCCGGTGGATACGGATGATGATCCTGACACTACAGGCTCCTATAAAATCGAGACAATGCGAACCGGGAAGATTCTGGAATGGTTTCCGAATCATATCAAAGCAAGAGTTTATAATGAGCGGACTGGATTAAAGGAAGACATTGTAGTTCCAAAAGATACGGTTGCTATTATTGAAAATCCGCTTTATGCGGTGATGAATGAGCCAAACTCAACGATGCAGCGTTTGATAAGAAAACTGAATTTATTGGACGTTGTTGATGAGCAGAGCAGTTCAGGAAAACTCGATTTAATTATCCAGCTTCCCTATGTGATAAAAACAGAAGCAAGGCGTCAACAGGCTGAGAAGAGGCGTGTCGAGATTGAGCGTCAGTTGGCCGGTTCTAAATATGGTATTGCGTATACCGATGGTACGGAGCGAATCACACAGTTGAATCGTTCTGTGGAAAATAATCTGATGAAGCAGATTGAATATCTAACGAGTATGCTATACAGCCAGTTAGGTATCACTCAGAGCATATTGGATGGTTCCGCAGACGAGAAGACCATGCTGAATTACTACAACCGTACTATTGAGCCGATCATTTCAGCAATCGTTGACGAAATGAAACGTAAGTTCCTTACTAAAACAGCCAGGTCTCAAAAGCAATCGATTCTGTTCTTCCGTGACCCCTTCAAACTTGTACCAGTAGCTGATCTGTCAGAAATTGCTGACAAATTCACAAGAAATGAGATTATGACATCAAACGAAATTCGCCAGATTATTGGTATGAAACCGTCTGATGATCCAAAAGCTGATGCGCTGAAGAACAGCAATATCAGTGAGGCCAAATCTGATCCTTCAAACGGTAGTTCTGATGTCGAATCCAATGAAAGTGATGCCGGAGCCGATTATGACAGTATCGTAAACGAGCTGCTTGACGGTCTTGAAAAGGAGATTGATGAAATTATAGGAAGCTATGTTTCGGATGATGAGGAGGAGACATAATGGATATTAACGAGCCTCTTCAACACTATGCATCTCCTTATTACGACCCGGTGAAAGCTCATGAATATTATATGAGAACCAGAGAACTCAAAGGGCGTCGTTCCACAACGAAGCTTAACGATGAGGGAAAGAAAGTCTGGGCTTATACAAAAAATGAGATTTCTGGTGAGAAGAAAGAAAAGGTAAAAGAAGAACAGGAAAAACGGAAACAAAAAATTGCTGAGCTGAGAGCAAAGGCCAAGGCGACCCGAGAGTAGATCTCGGCTAAATTAAAGGAACTGAATACTCAGCTTACCGAGGAATCTTCGTCAAGAAGGAGTAGGGTTGACTCCCGTAAAAAATCTGATTTGGAGGATATTGGAGAAGAAGCAGAAGACCAGAAAGAGCGTATCGATGAAAAGAAGAATACTGAGATCGAACGCTTAATGGCAATAGAAATTCCATCCGGGTTATCCAAAGAGGAAAGGGCAAAGCGAGTAGCGGAGCGAAATGAGAAAATCGCAAAGCTTCGTGATGATGCCAGCGAGGATAAATCTAAGGTGAGTGAGCAGGCGAAAGCTGAAAAGGAAGAGGTGAGAACTTCCGCAAGTCTTAAGAAGAAGCGAATTACCGAGGACACCAAAGAAGAAAGGGCTGATAATTCTGCGAATGCTAAATCGGAAAGAGAAAAAGTTAGTACAGAGTTAAAGGCTGCCGTTACCGCCGCAAGGGAAGCTTATAAAGGGGCAAAAGAAAATCTTGATGCCACTTATGAAGATCTTTATCAGCAAGAATTTGACAAGATAGCTTCCGAATATAAAGCGGTAAAGAAGAGGAAACGGAGGAAGTAGCAATGGCTTTCGCACAATACTGATAGAAGGAGTGATTTTCAAAATGGAGAAATACGATTTTAGTGGTTGGGCCACTAGAAACGATCTTCTTTGCACCGATGGCCGTACCATCAAAAGGGATGCGTTTAAGAACCAGAATGGACAAACTGTTCCACTAATTTGGGGACATAATCATTCCGATCCCAATCGTGTACTCGGTCATGGGGTACTGGAAAATCGTGATGAGGGCGTTTATGCCTACTGTAGTTTCAATGACAGTGAATCCGGACAGGCAGCGAAGAAGCTAGTTAAGCACGGAGATGTTCGTTCACTTTCTATTTGTGCCGGTCAGCTTAAACAGGCCGGAGCGAATGTGATGCATGGCGTTATCTATGAACTGAGCCTTGTTCTGGCCGGAGCTAATCCGGGAGCTTTCATTGATTCTGTTATGGCTCACGGTGAGACTTCAGAAGACCGTACCATTATTGGATATGACGAGAACATTATGATTTATCATTCCGCCGAGGAGGATGACAAATCCGAGGAAAAGAAGACGGAGGAGAAATCCAAATCTAAGGAAGATAAGACTTCTGAAGAAAAACCTGAGGAAGATGACGAGACAATTGAGCAGGTATTTAATACCCTCAACGAAAAGCAGAAAAATGTGGTTTATGCAATGATCGGACAGGCTATTGGGGAAACCGATAAGCCTGAAGATAAAAATGATGACGATTCTAAAGGAGGAAATACCGAGATGAAGCATAATGTGTTTGACAACGATAAGAAAAACGAAACCGGTGGCTTTCTGACGCATTCCGCACAGGAAGACATCATCAAGGTGGCGAAGACCAGCCAGGTTGGTACTTTCCAGACAGCGCTTCAGCTTTATGCGGAGCAGAACGGTCTTCAGCATGATGCTGTCAGCGGCGGATTTGTTCAGACCGGCGACGGAAATGTGACGAGTCTGTTCCCGGAATATCAGGAAGTGCGTCCGGGGGCTCCTGAACTCATTACCAATGACCAGGGCTGGATTACTAATGTGATGAAGAAAGTACATAAGAGCCCGATTTCCAGAATCAGAACCAGCCAGACCGATATTCGCGGTATTGATACACTTCGCGCCAGGGGCTACAAGAAAGGAAAAGAGAAGAAGCAGGCCGGAAATTTCAAGTTGGTACGCAGAACCACCGATCCGCAGACCGTTTATGTGAAGAATGCTCTGCATCGCGATGACATTGTCGATATCACGGATTTCGATTATGTAAAGTATCTGTATGACATCGACCGCCTGATGCTCAATGAAGAGCTGGCTATTGCGATGATGCTGGGGGACGGTCGTGATGATGGTGATGAGGGTAAGATCGATCCGGATAAGATCAGACCTATCTGGACCGATGATGACCTGTATACCATTCATGCAGATTTGGATGTTGCCGCCGCAAAAAAGGAACTTCAGGGTACTAATACCGGCGTGAACTTTGGCGAGAACTATATTTACGCTGAAGCAATGATCAATGCGGTTTTGTATGCAAGAGAGGATTATAAGGGTACTGGCACTCCCGATATGTACATCACTCCTCACATGCTCAATGTAATGCTCCTGGCTCGTGATATGAACGGCCGCCGCATTTATAGCTCTAAATCAGAGCTGGCTTCTGCTCTGAATGTTGGGGAAATCCATACGGCTGAGCAGTTCGAAGGCAAGACTCGTAAGACGGACGACGGCAAGACCAAGAAGCTGCTTACCATCATCACGAACCTGAATGACTACTCTCTGGGTGCTACGAAAGGCGGCGAAGTTACTCACTTCACGCAGTTTGATATTGACTTTAACCAGGAGAAGTCCCTTCTGGAAACCAGATGCTCCGGCGCTCTGACCAGAGTGTACTCCGCCATTGCGATTGAAGAGGACGTAACGGTAAACCCTTAATCAGCTTCTCCGTTAGTCCCAAAGATGGAGAAGCCAATCTGTTCGGGAAAACGGTAAATTCGTTACAGGAGAATATTGTTATCGGAGAGTCTGAGATTACCGGTACATTGAAGTATGTCAATGGTTATGTTGATTTCAGCAGTAATACTTCTGAGCAGTCGGGAAATTACCTGGCTCTCAAGATTGAGGCTGAGCCGGCTGAAGCAGAGACGGTTGTTGAGCTCGTAGGAGGTACTAAGGGACCGGTTGCACTTGATGATGACATGAACATTGTACTCCTTATTAAGAATAAGGACACTCAGAGCATTAAGGTGACTATCACACACAACGAGGAAAGCATCACGAAGACTTATGGGCTTACTGGATTGACTTTGGAAACAGAGTAAAGGAGAAAATTCAAAATGGCAAAGTTTTTTGGGAAAATCGGCTATGCAGTATCAAGGGACGTTCGTCCGGGTGTTTGGGACGGGGAAATTACTGAGCGAGAGTATTTCGGCGATTTGATTCGGAATACCAGTCGGTATCAGACTTCCGATAAACTTAATGATGATATCAACATTTCCAATGAGATCAGCATCGTGGCCGATCCTTTTGCCTATCAGAATTTTCACGCAATGCGGTATGTCGAGTTCATGGGAGCGAAGTGGAAGATTTCCAGTGTTGAAGTACAGTATCCGCGTCTGATTCTGACGGTAGGAGGTGTATATAATGACTGATCGACGACTCGCATTCCACAATCTACTGTGCAAGATTTTATCTTGCCCGATAGAAGGCGAACAGTGCCGATGTTATTTTCAGCCTCCGGAATCTATTAAGATGAATTACCCCGCCATTGTATATAGCCTTGATGATGTAGACAAGACATATGCAAACGACGGGGTATATTTATCTAATCGAAGATATGCCGTTACCGTTATTGATAAAGATCCAGATACATCCTTGGTGCAGAAAGTAACGAATTTACCGATGAGCCGGTTTGACCGGCATTTCAAAAAAGATAACCTGAATCACTACATTTTTAATGTGTATTTCTAAGATTGGAGGAATAATTCAATGAGTAAGCTTATTTGGGATAAAGTTGGGGAACGCCTCTACGAAACTGGTGTTGATCATGGTGTTCTCTACCCGATTCAGACTGGTGGACAGTATAACAAAGGTGTTGCTTGGAACGGTCTGAGCGCGGTGACAGAGAGCCCTTCCGGGGCGGAGCCCTCCCCGATCTATGCGGATAACATCAAGTATCTGAACCTGATGTCCGCAGAGGATTTCGGCGGAACGATTGAGGCTTATACTTCTCCGGATGAATTTGCGGAGTGTGACGGTTCCGTTGAAGTCGCTCCTGGTGTCTTTGCAGGCCAGCAGAGCAGGAAGCAGTTTGGACTTTCTTATCGCACTATTCTTGGCAATGATGTAGATTCCAATGACTATGGTTATAAGCTGCATCTTGTTTATAATTGCCTTGCCTCTGTTTCTGAGAAAGGCTATACCACTGTGAATGACAGCCCGGAGGCAATCGCTCTGTCCTGGGAATTCAGCACGACTCCCGTGGAAATTACGAAGACGATCGACGGTAAGAAGCTGAAGCCAACTGCAATTCTTACCCTGGATTCCACTAAGGTTAATGCAGAGAATCTGGCAGCTCTGGAAGAAATCCTGTATGGTAAAGACCCGACTACCCCTGAGGGTAACGACGGTGTTAATCCAAGACTTCCGCTTCCCGATGAAGTGATCGAGCTTCTGACTGCTGAAGACCTCCTTTAATGAGCCTTTCCGTTAAGCCTGAAGACGGAGAGGCTGTTTTATTCGGAAAAACAGTAAATGAATTACAGAGTGATGTGGTTGTCTCCGATGATGAGGTGACAGGCACTCTGAAGTATGTCGATGGTTATGTTGATTTCAGCAGTAATGTTTCAGAACAGTCAGGCAATTATCTGGCTCTCAAGATTGAAGCTGAGCCGGCTGAAGCTGAAACGGTTGTTGAACTTGTAGGCGGTACCAAAGGACCGGTTACTCTCGATGACGACATGAACATCGTACTTCTTATCAAGAATAAGGATACTCAGAGCATTAAGGTGACTACCACACACAACGAGGAAAGTGTCACTAAGACTTATGGTCTTTCCGGACTTACCTTGGAAACAGAATAATGTAAATGTATAGGAAGCCTCGTATTCAATGTGCGGGGCTTCTTTTTATTTGAAAGGAGAAAAAATTATGCTTAAGAAAACTATTCCCTATATCGATCTGAATGGCGTTGAAAGAAAAGAGGATTTCTATTTTCACCTGTCAAAGCCGGAAATTGTAAAGATGCAGACAAGTGTTAAGGGCGGCTATGACGTGCAGCTCAAAAGCATTGGCGCCGGTGCCGATGGCGGCCAGATTATGGAGTTCTTTGAGGACCTTATTAAGAAGGCTTACGGTGTCAAGAGTGAGGATGGCCGTCGCTTTATGAAGTCCGAAGAGATTTCCAGATCCTTTATGGAATCCCCTGCTTACGAGGTTCTCTTCGAGGAACTGGTTACAAATGACAAGGCAGCAGCAGACTTTGTGAACGCAGTGATGAATGTTGGTAATTCTGCAACGACTCCTGCAATCGCAGCAAACGCTCAGAGTTAAAGGAGATGTAAGAGATGCTCCGAATCACAATACCATCCACAGAATTCTGGGATGAGGTGAAGCAAGAGTTTGTTTACACAAAGGCTCAGACCTTGCAATTGGAGCATTCTCTTGTTTCTCTTTCAAAATGGGAATCGAGATGGAATAAGCCGTTTCTGACAAAGCAGGAAAAAACTTTGGAAGAAACTATAGATTATGTAAAATGCATGACTCTTACGCAGAATGTAAATCCGGAAGTTTATAACTATCTGACAAACAGCAATATCAATGAGGTAAATAAGTATATCGCACTTCCTATGACTGCCACCCGGTTTTTCGAAGAGAAAAAAACACAGGGTAGCAGAGAGCAGATTACGGCGGAACTCATTTATTACTGGATGATAGCTTTGAACATTCCGTTTGAATGCCAGAAGTGGCATCTCAATAAATTGTTCACTCTGATAAGAGTATGCGATGTGAAAAGCAGGCCGCCGAAGAAGCATAGCCGCAGGGAAATTATGAAGCGGAATGCGGCATTGAACGCGGCTCGAAGAAAGAAATGGAACACGAAAGGGTGATTACTATGAGTAATAGCAGCTTGGTGAATTGTACGGTAAAAAGTCCAAACCACAGCGGAGCTAGGACACATTCGATTGACCGAATCACTCCGCATTGTGTAGTTGGACAGCTTTCGGCAGAATCTATTGGCGGCTGCTTTACCAGTCCCAGTAGAGAAGCGTCCTGTAATTATGGAATCGGGACTGATGGACGAGTTGTTCTGTGTGTAGACGAAGCAAACAGAAGCTGGTGTTCTTCCAATAACGCAAATGACCAGCGGGCTGTGACAATTGAGTGCGCCAGTGATATGACCGATCCATATGCCATGACAAGTGCAGTATATGAGAAGCTGGTGGCTTTGTGTGTTGATATCTGCCAGAGAAATGGCAAGTCAAAACTAATCTGGTTTGGCGACAAAGATAAATCTCTGAATTACAGTCCGAAGTCGAACGAGATGATCCTCACGGTTCATCGATGGTTTGCTAATAAAGCCTGTCCTGGGGATTGGCTGTATTCCAGGCTGGGAGACCTTGCGAATCGAGTAACATCTCAGCTTGGCGGAAGTACGACGGACAGTACCTCCAAAACTTACAAAACAGGTCTGTATAAGGTTGATGTCGGCGATCTGAACATTCGAAAAGGCCCCGGGACAAATTATGGAATCAATGGAATGATTACTGACCGGGGTACTTATACGATTACCGAAATTCAGAACGGTTACTGGGGTAAGCTGAAATCCGGTGCCGGATGGATCAGTGTTCATGAGGCTTATTGTACCTATAAAGGTGCGGCTTCCGGCGAATCAGAAGAAAAACCTTCAAGTAATTTTCTGGTTCAGGTAGACATTCCCGATTTGTATATCCGCAAAGGCCCTGGAACGAATTACGGAAACAATGGTTTTTGTCCGAAAGGCGTATATACCATTGTCGAAGTTAAGAGCGGTGCCGGTTCCGATGCTGGATGGGGTAAGCTGAAATCCGGTGCCGGATGGATTTCCCTGGATTATGCAACTCGGATTTAAAGAGGACATACCATGATAAGTTTCAGACAAAAGGGTGACTTCTCCAAGTTGACCCGCTTTCTGGAAAGAGCAAAAGAAGCGGTTCATATTGGAGACCTGGATAAGTTTGGTAAAGAGGGAGTAGCCGCCCTTGCGTCTGCAACACCGGTAGATTCTGGGGAAACGGCGAATTCCTGGTATTACGAAATCGAGAATCGAAAAGGTTCAGTTACGATTTCATTCCATAATTCAAATGTTCAAAATGGAGTTCCAATTGCTGTTATTTTGCAGTACGGACATGGGACTCGAAACGGCGGCTGGGTACAGGGGCGAGATTATATCAATCCTGCTATCCAGCCTATTTTTGACAAAATCGCAAATAACGCATGGAAGGAGGTTACTAAGCTATGAGTACGACAATTGACGAAAGAGTCGTTGAAATGCGATTCGATAACAAGCAGTTTGAGCAGAATGTTCAGACCAGTATATCGACAATTGAAAAGCTCGAAAAAAGCTTAAATCTCAAAGGTGCCTCCAAAGGATTGGAAGATGTGAATGCCGCAGCAAAAAACTGCAACATGACTCCGCTTTCCAACGCAGTTGAGACGGTAAAGATGCGGTTCTCAGCGTTGGAAGTCATGGCAGTTACGGCTCTGGCAAACATCACAAATTCAGCGTTAAATGCTGGTAAAAATATTGTTTCTGCACTGACGATCGATCCGATTAAGACGGGATTTCAGGAGTACGAAACACAAATCAATGCGGTTCAGACTATTCTTGCCAATACGCAGAGTAAAGGGACAACGATTGATCAGGTAAATGCGGCTCTTGATGAGCTGAACAAATATGCCGACCAGACGATTTACAATTTTACGGAAATGACCCGTAATATTGGTACTTTCACAGCGGCCGGCGTTGATTTGGATAAATCAGTAACCTCGATCAAAGGTATTGCAAACTTAGCGGCTGCTTCAGGTTCTAACGCTTATCAGGCCAGTACCGCTATGTATCAGCTTTCGCAGGCGATTGCAGCAGGTAAGGTTAGTTTGCAGGACTGGAACTCCGTTGTGAATGCGGGAATGGGCGGTCAGCTATTCCAGGATGCTTTAAAGAGAACGGCCGAACACTTTGGCGTGAATATGGACGCCATGATTGAGAAGTACGGTTCATTCCGAGCATCTCTAACCGAAGGCGGATGGCTGACAACCGAGGTTCTGACCGAAACTTTGACGCAGTTGTCCGGGGCTTATTCGGAGGCGGACCTCATTGCACAGGGATATACCGAAGAACAGGCTAAAGAGATTACAGAACTGGCTCAAACAGCATTGGACGCAGCCACTAAGGTAAAGACATTCACGCAGTTATGGGACACTCTGAAAGAATCAGTTCAATCTGGCTGGACGCAAAGCTGGGAGATTATTATTGGTGACTTCGAAGAAGCAAAAGAACTTTTAACCGAGGTCAGCAATTCTCTTGGCAACATGGTAAATGCTTCTGCCGAAGCAAGAAACAAGATGTTGCAGGACTGGAAAGACCTTGGCGGTCGAACCGCCTTGATCGAATCGGTAAGAAACGCCTTTGAAGGTTTGGCAGGAGTAATAAAGCCTATCCGAGAGGCGTTTAAGGAAGTCTTTCCACCGATGACAGGAGAGCAACTTTACAATCTCACCGTCGGATTGCAGGAACTCACAGAAAAATTCAAAATAGGTGAAGAAACAGCGAATAACCTGAAGAGAACATTCAAAGGGGTATTCGCTTTATTTGATATCGGGCTTCAGGGTGTCAAAGCACTGGTTGGTGGATTTGCCGATTTGATCGGATATGTGGCTCCGGCCGGAGATGGGATTCTTGGGTTTACAGCCAGTATTGGAGATTTCATTGTTGGTATCGATGAAGCCATTAAATCTTCCGATGCCTTTAATAAAGCTATCGAAGGAATCGGGAATTTCCTGAAACCAATTGCAGATGGAGTAAAGACTTTTGTAAAAACAGTTGTTGATGCTTTCGGCGAGTTTGCGAATGTTGATACCAGCGGTCTTGATAATTTTGCGGATAAGGTACAGACCCGATTTGAACCGTTTGTAAAATTGGGAGAACTGGTAAAGAAGGCGTTCGAGGGCATTATTGGGATTGTCGAGAAGGCGGCTCCAGTTCTATCGAAGCTCGGTTCCATTGTCGCAAATGCGTTTGGGAACCTTGGGGAAGCAATTCTCACAGCATTTGATACCGCGAGTTTTGACCCGATTTTAGACTTAATCAATACCGGATTGTTTTCTGCAATTCTGATTGGAGTGAAGAAGTTCATCGATTCTCTATCAGAAATCACGGAAAACGGTGGTGGAATTCTTGGTTCGTTCAAAGATATTTTGGATGGAGTTAAGGGGAGTCTTGAAGCATGGCAGTCAAATCTGAAAGCTGGAACTCTTCTGAAAATTGCCGGCGCTATGGCAATCCTGACCGCAGCGATTGTTGCATTGTCTTTAGTTGATTCCGAGAAGCTAAATGCGTCTTTGGGAGCTTTGAGTGTTCTGTTCGTTGAACTGCTTGGTTCAATGGCCATCTTTGAAAAGATCATGAACGGGGCAGCAATCAAAGGAATGGGACAGTTGACCATTGCGATGATTGGAATGTCCACCGCCGTTCTTATTCTTGCGGGAGCAGTTCAGAAATTATCCGGTCTGGATTGGGATGAGCTTCTTAAAGGATTGGTCGGTGTTGCCGGGTTATCTGCTATTCTGGTAGCGTCCGCCACAGCGCTTTCCAAAACATCGAAGGGGCTGATAAAAGGTTCTGCCGGTTTGGTAGTATTTGCAGCAGCGATCCGAGTTCTTGTAGGAGCAGTTGAAGATTTGGGCGAATTGGATGCGGGATCTTTGGCTAAAGGTCTAATCGGAGTCGGCGTTCTTTGCACAGAACTGGCATTGTTCCTGAGGGCTACAGATTTGGATGGAATGGGTGTTCTGAAAGGAACAGGTTTGGTCCTTCTTGCAGCGTCCATCAACATTCTGGCGGATGCAGTTGGAGCGTTTGGAAATCTGGACGTTTCAAAACTGATTCAAGGACTATCTGCGGTTGCAGTGGTTCTTACCGAGCTGGCGGTATTCACCAAAGTGACAGCAAACGCAAAACATCTAATTTCCACCGCTACAGCGATGACGATTCTTGGAGCAGCCATGCTCGTGTTTGCCGAAGCTGTAGAAAAGATGGGGGACTTGTCCTGGGGAGAGATTGGACGAGGTCTTACCACAATGGCTGGTTCTCTGGCGGCCGTGACAGTTGCAATGAATCTTCTTCCGAATGGAATGATATCGAAAGCGACTGGAATGGTAGAGGTCGGTGCGGCATTACTCATTATTGGCGAAGCAGTTCGAAATATGGGTGGAATGTCCTGGGATGAAATTGCCAGAGGATTAGTAACCCTTGCAGGTTCCATGACCATTCTTGTTGTGGCGCTTAATGCGATGAAGACTGCACTTCCGGGCGCAGCAGCTGTTCTTACGGTGTCCGCTGCGTTAGCGATATTCACTCCGGTTCTCAAGTCACTGGGAAATATGTCCTGGGAGAGCATCGCTAAAGGACTGGTGGCACTGGCGGGTTCTTTTACTGTTCTCGGTGTCGCAGGAGTGGCATTAGGGCCATTGACCCCAGCTATTTTAGGACTTTCGGCCGCAATTGCTGTGTTGGGAGTAGGATGTCTGGCCGCAGGTGCTGGTATTCTCGCATTTTCCACTGGACTTTCTGCTCTGGCAGTATCTGGAGCGGCGGGAGCAGCGTCTTTGGTAGTGGCAGTATCCAGTATTCTCAGTCTGATACCATTGTTGTTCGAATCTATCGGGGAAGGAATCCTTTCTCTTGCTGGAGTAATTGCAAATGGCGGGCCAGCTATTGCTGAGGCATTTACCGTATTGGTTCTTGCCGCAGTCGAGGCTTTGGTTACGGCTGTGCCAGCGGTCGTGGACGGATTATTTGTCCTGATCGACAGTGTCCTTTCGGCTCTGGTCGAACATACACCGACCATCGTGGAGCAGTTATTCGATATTCTGATTGGGATTATTCAGGCTATCACAACGAAACTACCGGAATTGATTAAAGCTGGCGTAGAGTTACTGATGGCTTTCTTTGACGGGGTAATCGACGCCTTGAGTAGTATTGATGTGAATGTACTCATCAAAGGAATCGCTGGAATTGGTTTGCTCTCAGCAATTATGCTTGCTCTCAGTGCTGTTGCTTCCTTGGTACCGGGGGCTATGGTTGGTGTTCTCGGAATGGGTGCGGTCATTGCGGAGTTGGCATTGGTTCTGGCGGCTGTCGGCGCTCTGGCTCAGATTCCTGGGTTGGAATGGCTTATCGGTGAGGGCGGAAATCTTCTTCAGGGAATTGGTACTGCGATTGGCAAATTTGTCGGTGGCATTGTTGGCGGCTTCATGTCCGGAGTCTCCAGTCAGTTCCCTCAAATTGGCGCAGACCTTTCTGCATTTATGACGAATGTGCAGCCATTTATCGAAGGCGCTACACAGCTTAATCCTTCTATGCTGGACGGTGTGAAAGCATTGGCGGAAACCATCCTTATCCTGACAGCAGCCGATATTCTGAACGGATTGACTTCCTGGCTTACAGGAGGATCTTCCCTGAGCGATTTTGCTACCCAACTCGTTCCCTTCGGTGAAGCAATGCGGGATTTCTCCATTGCTATTGCCGGTATGGACGGGGAATTGGTGGCAAATGCGGCTACTGCCGGAAGGACGCTTGCGGAGATGGCGGCAACTCTTCCGAATTCTGGAGGGGTTATCGGATTCTTCACAGGCGAAAATGATATGAGCGCATTCGGAGCTCAGCTTATTCCGTTTGGCGAGGCGATGATGGGCTTTGCAAATGCCGTAAGAGGACTGGATGCTGACACCGTAACGAATGCTGCTACCGCAGGAAAGGCTATGGCTGAAATGGCGACCACAATTCCGAATTCCGGAGGCGTGGTAGGATTCTTTGCTGGTGAAAATGATATGGACGCTTTTGGCGAGCAGCTTGTGCCGTTTGGTGAAGCAATGATGCTATTCTCTCAGGCTGTAAAGGGTCTGGATGCGAATGTGATCGTGGAATCTGCTACAGCGGGAAAAGCTTTGATCGAATTGGCAAATACTGTACCAAACAGTGGTGGTGTCGTTGGTTTCTTTACTGGAGAGAACGACATGGATACGTTCGGGGAGAAGCTGGTGCCGTTCGGTAGAGCGATGAAATCCTACTCTGACGCAATTGCAGGCATCGATGTGGAGGCGGTTACGAATTCGGCAACGGCTGGCAAAGCGGTAGTTGAGCTGGCGAATACGTTGCCAAATACGGGTGGATTGGTAAGTTGGTTTACCGGAGACAACGATATTGCATCCTTTGGTACAAGTCTGGTTTCCTTTGGTAAGAGCTTCGCGCAATATTCTGACTATATGAAGGATGTGGATGCGAATATCGTTACTACCACGACCAATGCTGCGACATCGATTGTTGAGCTTCAGAAAAGTCTTCCCAAAGAAGGTGGATGGTTCTCTGATGATATGACACTTGCCAGCTTCGGCAGCGATATGGCTTCGTTCGGAGCTCATTTCAGCAATTATTACAACAGCATCAGCGGTATTGATACGACATTGCTGTCCGGAGTAATTACCCAGACAAATCGGCTTGTAAGTATGGCAAATGGGATGGTTGGTCTGGATACAAGCGGTATGACTTCTTTCAGTTCCGCATTGACAACACTTGGTGAAACTGGTGTGACCGGATTTATCAATGCGTTCAATAATGCAGAATCGAAAGTAACGGCTGCGGCTTCGAGTATGTTGTCATCCTTCATCAATGGAGCAAATGCAAAGAAATCCGAACTGACAACAACGTTCACCACGCTGGTTCAGGCTGTATTGACAGCTATCAATGGAAAACAGGGCGAGTTCCAGACCAGTGGTTCCACACTTATGGTTAAGTTTATAGCCGGAGTACGATCTCAGGATAGTCCTTCCAGAACAACCTTTACCAATATCGTTAGCGGTTGTTTGACTGCAATACGAAATAAGTATGGGGAATTTACATCGACCGGAACCCAGACCATGGTGAAGCTGATTGCTGGTGTCAGATCACAGGACAGCAGTGCGCGGATGGCATTCACAACCATTATCAGTGCTTGTCTCACTGTAATTAAAAATAAGTATGCAGAATTTACTTCGACGGGTAGAGAGTGCATGGTTAAGTTTATTGCTGGTGTGAGAAGCAAGGATAGTGAACTCCGAACCGCATTTACAACCACGTTGAGTGGTTCCATAACTGCTATCAAAGATTATTATAGCCAGTTCAAATCTGCTGGTTCATATCTGGTTGACGGTTTCTGTGATGGTATCAGTGAAAATACTTGGAAAGCAGAAGCAAAAGCGAGAGCCATGGCAGCAGCAGCCGCAGAAGCGGCAGAAGATGAATTGGATGAGCATTCCCCTTCTAAACGCTTCTATGGAATCGGTAACTTTGCGGGAGTCGGCTTCATAAATGCGTTGATTGACAATGTCTCCAAGGCTGGAAAAGCTGGACGGGAAATTGCCAGATCCTCTATTGACGGACTGAATGACATCATTTCCAGAATTGCAGATTATGTGGACGCGGATATGGATGTCCAGCCTACTATTCGACCGGTTCTTGATCTGTCTGCTGTGGAAGCAGGGACTGGAAGGCTGAATACTCTGTTTAGCAGAAATCAGGCATTGTCCGTCAGCACTGGAATGAATGATCGGGTTTCCGAGATGGAAGTTCAAAATGGAGAAAGTTCTCCTACTGGAAATACCTATCAATTCACGCAAAACAATTATTCGCCTAAGGCTCTGTCGAGAATTGATATTTATCGGCAGACAAAGAATCAATTTTCGGCGATGAAAGGGCTGGTGGATAACACATGATTAGAGCGGTAACTGTAACTAATTATTTGGGCGAATCAAAGAGATTTGAATTAGCGTTCCCGGAGGAATCCGGGTTCGCTGTTCAATCTATCAGTGGATTGGGGCCGAGCAAAGCAGATATTAACACGACAGAAATCTCTACAAATGACGGTTCACTATATAATTCAGCAAGAGTAAATTCCAGAAATATTGTCATGTCTTTGAAATTGATGTTTAATCCGCAGATCGAAGACACTAGACATGACTCCTACAAATATTTTCCGATAAAGAAGAGAGTAACACTTCTCATTGAGACGGATAATCGTATTTGTGAGACCTATGGCTATGTGGAATCGAATGAGCCGGATATTTTCAGCAGTGACGAGACAACGCAGATTTCCATCGTGTGTCCCGATCCTTATTTTTATTCTGCTGGTCCGGATGGAACCAACACAACGATTTTCTATGGGGTAGAACCTCTGTTTGAGTTTGCTTTTTCCAATGAATCTTTGACTGAATCTCTGATTGAATTCGGCGAGATCAAGAACGAAACCGAGCAGACAGTTTATTATTCTGGCGATGCTGAGATTGGGGTTGTAATTACCATCCATGCGATCGGAAACGTGAAAAATATTACGATTTACAATACCGGAACGAGAGAGGTAATGCGTATTGATACTGATAAATTGGAGCAGCTAACGGGTTCCGGAATGGTTGCCGGCGATGAAATCATCATCTCCACCATTAAAGGGGATAAATCAATTACGCTTCTCCGAAACGGTATCTACACCAATATTTTAAACTGCCTTGATAAAGATTCTGACTGGTTTCAGCTTTCTAAAGGTGATAATATTTTCGCTTATGTGGTAGAAGAAGGAACAACCAATGTGCAGTTTAAGATTGAAAACAGAACAGCGTTTGAGGGGGTATAGTTATGGAATTGATTGTTCTGGACACTTCTCTGAAAATGCTTTCTGTGCTTGATACCTTTGAGTCTCTGATATGGACGGAGCGGTATTCCGCCTATGGAGATTTCGAGGTATATACAAGTATCAATGATTCTGTTCTTGAAATCCTGAAAGACGACTATTATCTCTGGCTGAAAGAATCTGACCAGACTATGATTGTCGAGGATAGAAAGATTGAATCTGATGCTGAAAACGGAAACCACTTCACGGTAACTGGAAGGTCGTTGGAATCTATTCTGGAGCGCCGTATTATTTGGAAGCAAACAATTCTCAGCGGAAACTTTCAAAATGGAATCAAAAAGCTGCTGGATGAAAATATCATCAATCCTTCCGATGCTTCCCGAAAGATAGAGGGACTGATATTTGAGGCATCCACAGACCCGGCGATTACCGGACTGACGGTAGATGCGCAGTTTACCGGAGACAATCTGTATGACGCCATTAAAAAACTATGCGATTCCAAAAATGTCGGTTTCCGAATCAAGCTGTCCGATGATAACAAGTTTGTCTTTAAACTCTATGCTGGTGCAGACCGTTCTTATGATCAGTTTACGAATCCATATGTTATCTTTTCTCCCAAATTTGAAAATGTAATCAATACTAACTATCTGGAATCAAAGAAGACTTTGAAAACAGTTACTTTGGTTGCCGGAGAGGGGGAGGGAGCCGATCGGAGGACTACAACCGTAGCTTGTGCGTCTGGTGCCGGAACAGGTTTAAATCGAAGAGAACTTTACACGGATGCCAGGGATGTTTCTTCGACCGTGGATAATGAAACGTTGACAGACGCCGAGTATAACGCACAGCTTTCTCAAAGAGGTTTGGAAAATCTGGCTGAGAACATCGCAACCAAATCCTTTGAAGGTAAGGTTGAAACAACGAGGATGTACCGATATGGAGAAGACTTTTTCCTGGGAGATATGATACAGATTGTGAACGAATACGGGATCGAAGGAAAAGCCCGTGTCACAGAATTCATTCGCTCCCAGAGCAAAGAAGGACTCGATTCGTATCCGACATTCGTTACCGTAGAATAGCAGGAAAGGGGTGAAGAAAAATGAGTGTCACTTATGGATTCTACAATTCAAAGAACCAAGATAGACGATACGATGCAATTCAAATGTCCAGTATTTTTGATGGGATCATTCGTGACGGCATTTTGCAGCATGTCGGGACTGCTATGATGGTGAATGCATCTACTGGCATGATGGTGAATGTCGGAATCGGTCGAGCATGGTTCAATCATACTTGGACACTAAATGACGCCTTACTTCCACTGACAGTGCCGCAGTCAGAAGTGATTCTGAATCGAATTGATGCGGTTGTTTTGGAAGTGGATTCAAGGGAATCGGTTCGCGCAAACGCAATTAAAATCATCAAAGGCACACCAGCTACCAATCCGGTGAAACCGACGATGATCAGCACAAACGACAGATGGCAGTATCCATTGGCATATATTCGGGTAAATTCTGGCGTTACGTCCATTCGTCAGGCAGATATTACCAATGCGGTTGGAACATCAGAGTGTCCATTTGTAACGGCTCCATTGGAGATGATGTCTATCGATGCTCTGGTTGCACAGTGGAAAGATCAGTGGGATGCTTTCTATGAAAAAGAGACCTCTGATATGGATGCCACAAATGCTTTCTGGAAAGAGCAGTGGACAACATGGTTTAACGCCCAGACGGAAGAAATCCAGCAATCTTATCTGGAATGGGAAAAACAGTGGGATGACTGGTATGCTTCTCAGACGGCGGATATGCAGGAGACAAACACCTATTGGAAACAGTTGTGGGCGTCCTGGTTTAACGAGTACACGAATGACAATACATCTGAAATGGCTGCGTGGAGAGAAAACGCTCAGGCATTGTTTGATGAGTGGTTCCAGCAGTTGAAGGATACTCTTTCGGAAGATGTGGAAGCGAACCTGGCAAACCAGATATTGGAGTTGCAGGAAAGGACGAAGGTTCTGGAAGAAATTGTAGATGGAATTCGGACGGAATTTACCGTGTACAACAAGCTTTATGACAATGGATACGAGAATTACGACAATCTTCTCGATTCATCCGAAGGAACTATTATCGACAGTAACGTGGACCCGATTGTGGCTCGTGCATATTCCAGCTCCTTGATTCTGGATAGCAATGGACAGCCTATCGATGGCCGCGTTATTTTTTGTATTAAGTAAAAGGAGGACATGTCAAAAATGAAAATTACGGATTACGAGAAAGTCCAAACGTTGGATTCGAGCAATATTGTATTGATCGATGGCAACAATGGGACAAAAACCATCCTTGTAAGCGATCTCGCAAAGGCTTTGGTTAAGCTTCTCAGTTCTCAGGACTTTATTTCCGGAGTCAATTTGTCGGAGCTTACTCAGATCAACACTTTGACGGCAGATGACAAACTGCTGATCGGAACGGCTGAGGGCAACAAAGCCATTGGTGCAGACGATTCACTCTTTGCGATTCTGGACGCTTTCATTCCGAAGGAACAGCGTCGGATGATTTACAGAGGGAAGAATCTTGGTGCTGTTGTTACAGAAGAGCAGAAAGCAAATATTAAGAATGGGACTTTTAAAGGTTTCTTCCTTGGTGATTACTGGACCATTGGCAGTTATACTTGGAGAATCGTGGACTTCGATTACTGGTATAACTGTGGCGATACGGCATTCACTACCCCTCATCTGGTTATCATGCCGGACAAGCCGCTTTATAATGCACAGATGAACGAGACAAACATCACAACCGGCGGGTACGTTGGTTCTAAAATGTACACTGAAAATCTGGCACAGGCAAAGACGTTGGCAGCAAGCGCGTTTGGAAGCTTAATTCTTACTCACCGCGAATATCTGACAAATGCGGTCTCAAATGGTTATCCTTCTGCGGGAGCATGGTTTGATTCTACTTTGGAACTTCCGAATGAGATTATGATGTACGGAAGCTTAGTGTTTACACCGGCAGGAGATAGGACAACGATTGTAAATCGTTATACGACTGGAAAGACACAGCTTGCTTTGTTTACAGTAGTCCCGAAACTGATTTCGAACAGACAGACTTTCTGGCTCAGAGATGTCGTTTCTTCGGCTTATTTCGCTCTTGTGTACTTCAGTGGCTTTACGAGCTTCCTCAGCGCTTCGAACTCTCTTGGCGTTCGTCCGGTCTTCGCTATTGGTTAGTCTGAATCCAGGGGCCTTGTGCCCCGTGAAAAAACCGTACACAGGTGACAACTATTTGTGTTATAAAGAGAAAAAATCTAAAGAAAGGCGAGAATCAAAATGGGTGATAAGATTTATAAAATTACTCTGACCGATGGTACAGTCATTAACGATTTGAAGTTGAATGGAAATAATTTTATTTCTTCAACTGAAATTGAAGAGTCGGTCTTTGACGGCAATCTTCTGACTGTAACGATTAACGACGGCGAGAAGGATGAAATCCATACTAATATGGAACTGGTTCAGATTTCCAAAGTAGGTTCGTCATACTGGTTTGTACTTCGGGATATTCCCGAAACTGAGCTGGCATTTATCAAGATGCAGTCGGATATCGAATATGTTGCCATGATGTCCGAAATTGAACTGTAAGGGAGGATCATAGAAATGGCAGAACATAGCAAAAATTACGATAAAGTAAAGCGGTACTACAATATGGGTATGTGGAACGAAACCCGTGTTCGTAACGCGGTAAAAATGAATTGGATTACAGAAGAGGAATTCAAAGAAATCACAGATAAGGAATATGCATGAGTGTCCTTGTAAGTGATCGAACTGAATCCAAATTCGAGGCAATTACATATTCAATCGAATTACACGATATGTTAATTGACCTTATGCAGCGTAGTTTCGGAGTAAAAGATTTGGATCAGCTTGTTCGAGTAAGATATGCTCACGGAAAGGATGCGACAGAAGATTTTTCACGGTATAGATATTTGATGCTGAATTACAAAAATCGCATTGACCAGTTGGCTTCCATGTTGACGAGCAATGTGCGGGCAGCAAATTCTATCTATCCGACTACGCTGCATGAATATGAGAAAAGAAGAGATTATCAGAATACAGCCATAGTAAACTGCGAGCAACTTTTGAAAGAGTTGCAACGAATCGTTGAGATATTCGAAGTGGACGTTAATCTCTACAGTCGCTATGTTAAAGCTATCGACCGAGAAATCGGATTGATAAAGAAGTGGCGTCAACGAGATAACCGAATCAAGTCACAGTTAAGAGGGTAATGTCTAATTATGCGTCGTTTCTTCGGCTAATTTCGCTAATGTGAACAACAATGGCAATACGAACTACAACAACGCTTCGAACTCTAATGGAGTTCGTCCGGATTCTCTGCCTAACCAACAGAGAAGGAGACATTATCCTTTCCGAATGGATAAATAGCAAAGCCGGACGCAATTTACTACGGTAAGTATTGCTATCACGGTGAATGATTTATGGACTATGAGGAGATTATCTGTGACGCCAACAACTTGTATAGGGCTTACAAGGTTTCTGTCAAAACCAGCAAATGGAAGGAGACTACCCAGAAATTCATGATGAATTTTCTTCGGTACATCTTCTCCATTCAAGATGACCTGATGAATCGGACCCTTCAAAATGGACCTACGCAGGAATTCACGCTGTTTGAGAGAGGCCGAGTAAGACCTATTACAAGTATTCAAATTCGGGATCGCATTATTCGGCATGTCTTATGCGATGAAGTTTTGCTTCCAGAAGTGAAGAAGCATATTATCTACGACAATTGCGCCTCGATTAAAGGAAGAGGTATCTCCCACCAACGGGACAGGTTCGAAGTTCATCTCCGTAAATACTATCGGTTGTATGGAAATGAAGGGTGGATATTGTTCGGTGACTTTTCCAAGTTTTACGACAATATTATTCATGAGATTGCTAAACGGGAACTCTTAAAGCTGTTTAATGACGATGAATTTATTGACTGGCTGTTGACACAGATTTTTGATGGATTCAAAATCGATGTTTCTTATATGACGGATGAAGAATACGCCAGATGTATGTCCGATACTTTCAACAAGCTGGAGTATAGGAAAATTCCGGAATCCACACTGACAGGCGAAAAGTGGATGGAGAAGTCGGTAAACATTGGCGACCAGCTATCTCAGGTAATTGGGATTTATTATCCGTACCGGATTGACAATTACGTCAAGTATGTACGGAGTCAGAAGTTCTATGGAAGATACATGGATGACTGGTACATCATGAATCCGAGTAAAGAGGAATTGTTGGATTTGCTCGATAATATTCATCGGATTGCAGAAGGGTATGGAATCCATATCAATAAGAAGAAAACTCGTATTGTGAAGATTTCCAGCACTTATAAATTTCTGCAAATCAAATATAGCTTAACGGATTCCGGAAAGATAATCAAACGAATCAATCCAAAGCGGGTTACTACGATGCGAAGAAAGCTCAAGAAGCTCGCTGTCAAGGTGAAGAATGAGGAGATTTCGTATGAAAATGTAGAGAACATGTTTCGAGGCTGGATGGGAGGCTTCTATAAGCTTTTATCCAGGGAGCAAAGGAAAAACTTAATAGGTCTCTATGAAGATTTGTTTGAAAAATCGATTACGATTGTCAACAAAAAGATCGTTGTAACCGACAAAATCAAATAAATATTGGAGGATGCTAAAATGGAGCCATGGTTTCAAATGGTAGCAACAATTGTTTGCGCCGTCATAGCTTCTTCTGGGTTTTGGGCGTATATCCAGAAACGAGGCGAAAGGAAAGATGTAAAAACTCAAATGCTCATCGGATTAGCGCATGACCGGATTGTGTATCTTGGAATGTGTTATATCGAACGAGGATGGATCACTCAAGACGAGTATGAAAACCTCAATGATTACCTTTATAAACCTTATGAAAAAATGGGTGGGAATGGTTCGGCACAGAAAATCATGCTGGAAGTCAATAAACTTCCCATCCACAAATCGACATATGTTGAAGAAAATTAGTAGGAGGAAAAATCATGATGGAACAGATTATGAATTATGTGCAGCCGGAACTGATCGTCGTGGCGATTGTCCTGTACTTCTGTGGTATGGGTCTGAAACAGACGCAGACAATTAAGGACAAGTATATTCCGCTGATTCTCGGTGCTTCTGGCATCGTCCTTTGTGGGATTTGGGTTCTGGCAACGTGTCCACTGGGGAACGGTCAGGAGATTGCAATGGCTATATTTACGGCAATCGTTCAGGGAATTTTAATGGCGGGCCTCAGTACCTATGTGAATCAAATTATTAAACAGGCAAATAAAGACGAGTAACTGGAGCGGGCAACCGTTCTTTTTTTATGTCTCAAAAAGAGAGGATGAGAGAATATGGCTATTAACAAAGTAATCTACGGTGGAGAGACATTGATCGATTTGACCGGCGATACCGTAACTGCTGATAAGATTCTTTCCGGCTTTACCGCCCATGACAAGGGGGGGGAGTCAATCACAGGTACTTGTGAATACGATGTAGATTCTTCCGATGCGACGGCTGCTGTTGCTGAAATCCTTCAGGGAAAGACCGCGTACGTACGAGGTCAGAAACTGACGGGAACCATGAAGAATAACGGAGCGGTGACTGGAACGATTTCTGCTAAGGATGAAGAGTACACCATTCCGCAGGGACACCATGACGGTTCTGGTAAAGTTGGTATTGCGGCATCAGAAAAAGAGAAACTTATTCCAGACAACATTCGGGAAGGTATTACATTGCTGGGTGTAGAAGGCGCCATGTCTGGTACAGAAGATGCCAAACCCCAGGCAAAGACAGTAACACCTTCGACGGAATCGCAAACAATCCTTCCGGATTCTGATGACGGATACAATTATTTGTCTCAGGTTACGGTTGAAGCAATCCCATACAATGAGAGTGAAAATCCCGCTGGAGGTACTACGGTAACTATCGGGTAGGAGGGAGGCTTAAATGGCTACAAGTAAAGTCGTTTACAGCGGCAGAACCCTCATAGACCTGACTGGGGATACCGTAACTGAAGAATCTCTATTACGTGGTTATACTGCTCATAAAGCGGACGGAACGTTGATAACGGGAACGGCCTTTGATGGTTATCCGAATGAGTTTACATTCTTGGATGTTCTGGAAGACTCGAACGGACATGCAATACAGGATTCTTCAGAGGATGTTCTTTATGGGCGGACTGTATATCGCAAAGCAAGAAATAATGTGATATTTGATTCGTACGGAGACATCATAGAAGATAGTTCTATCGTATAAACGGATCATGAGTTAGATGTAAATCAGAGTGGAAAAAGGTGTAGAAATGTCGTTTACTTCTTGAGCATTCCTACACCTTTGCTATTCAGCCATTGAAAATACTGGGTTTTTTGTTTCCATTATAGAAACTTACTAGACAAGAGATTTGTCAAAAATCCAGTAAAATCAATACTTTTAGAAGTGGTTAGGAGTGGGTAAAAGCAGGGAAATGTAGGTAACTCGTACATTATTCCTGCACCATTCCTATATCTATATTCCTACACTTTGTTAAGCGTCCGAACCCTTTTCTGGCTCAGAGATGTCGTTTCTTCGGCTGCTTTCGCTGGTGTAGGAACCAATGGTAATACGCACCACTCAGACGCTTCGAATCCTAATGGGGTTCGTCCGGTCTACAAGCTATTTTATTTTTTCAATCTCTTCTCGCAACCAATCAAATTCTCTAGCCGTATAGACCTTTTCCGTAATATCCGTGATCTTATGTCCCACCATATATTTGATGGCGTACTCATCCACGCCATATTTTTTTGCCATCGTGACGAAATGTTTTCTGCCATCGTGCGGACGGTGTTCAGGGTTTAGATTAAGCTCGTCACGAATGCGGCTAAATACTCTTTGATAGCGGTTATAGGTAAGCTTGATATTTTTCTGTCGGCTATCTGGATCGACATAGTTAAAAAGATATTTGCTTCCTAGCTTTTCGGCTTCTCTATATTTTCGTTCCACAAGGGATTGAATTCTGGGATGGATAGGTACGGTTCGGTCTTCGCCGGCTTCTGTTTTCATGCCACCAGTAAAGATCCATTTCGATAAATCAACATTGCTCAGTTCAATCAATCCCAATTCCTGTGGTCTCCAACCAGAATAACATTGAATCAGAAGAACATCAACACAATATTTATCATCAACATGTTCCCAAAGTAACTTCATTTCATCGTCGGAGAATGGAATGTGTTCCTTCTTGACGGTCTGAATTTCTTTGATGGTTTCATCAGTCAAGGTAAAAGTTCGAGCGTAATTCTGTTTGACAATTTCATATTCCAAAGCATAATCCAGCATCAGGTTGAATAGAGACTTGATTTTGTTCTTCATGGAAGCGCTCGGTTTCTGCTCTTTTCCCTTTACGATGGCGACACCCTCATCCATACAGCCTTTCACATGGCGAGCTCGGATATCCATAACTCGCATATCATAGACAGACGAACAATACGCCCATGCAGAGTCTACGGCTCTTGCACTGGAATCATTCTTCAAAGTCTTGAAATATTCTTCGGTCCACTTTTCATACAGTTCTTTTGCTGTGATAGCGGGTTCCAAATCATATGGATTCTTATTGTACTCTACCAAGGCTGCATACGCATCGTTATAGGTTGGAAAATAAGATTCCGGCTTTAGTGGCTTGCAGATCGGCTTTCCCTCTGGCGTTTTTCCAACTGTAACCATGGCCCGAAAAGGGTTTCTTAGATTCCGGTTCTTAATTTCACTGATCTGTCCAAACCCATTAGGGAGCCGTCTCCGTTTGTTATTTTTACTTCGAGGCTTCCTAGGTCTGACATCTGGCTGCATGGGATAACCACAATGGGGGCAGAATGTCGCCTTGTCGCTTACCTGCAACTCACATTCAGGGCATTTTATCAACATGCTTCATACCTCCTCAATACCTTTGTAAAACGAGATTTTCCGTGTGGCAAGGTTGATTTATCATCAGTAATCATATATGATGGTGTAGGAATTGTCAACTCCTACACTAAACTTTTTAAAGGGATGGGTATATGGTTAGTGATGAAAAATTAACCTGTCGGAACTGCGGGGCAAGGGTGAAACGGTATGATAACGTGTCGAGAATTGTGCGAACAAAAGGAAGAAAAACATCATGGGTAAAGGTGGAACGGTTTCGTTGCCCTGTTTGCGGACAGATACATAGGGAATTGCCGGATTATATTTTTCCATACAAACAGTACGAAGCCGAGGTAATTCGTGGCGTTCTGGAAGGATTTATTACTTGCGAAACATATGGATATGAGGATTACCCTTGTGAAATGACGATGATTCGATGGAGGAATTCGCAGGAATTACAACTCCTTTTGTGAAAGATAAAACGAAAGGAGATTCATAATGTCAAAAGAGGAAAAGCACTTACAGACTAAAATTCGAATATTTGAGGATATGCTTTTACGATGTAAGAATTTTGGTCAAGCAGAAGCGATTCAAATCGAATTGACAAGAATGAGAGCAAAATTACAAAAATTATATTTCAAGAGAATGGAGTCCTAACAAGGGCTCTTTCTTTTTGTCGTTTTGCCACTGAGGTTGTTTTAACAAATTGCGGTTCCTATCCTAGAATAGCCGTTGAAAGGAGGTAACAGCCAATGGAAGAAATGATATTTGCACCGGGCTCCGTTCCGGTAGCGGTCGTCGCCAGAGTATACGGGAAAGATGCTTCCTGGGTTCGAGCCGGTATTATATCCGGATGGCTTCCCATTGGAAAAGCGACTAGAAACGGAAAGTTGATTACCAATATCGAAGAGATGAATTCGAAGTACGGACGCATCAACTTTTATATTTCTCCAAAGCGGCTCTGGGAAGAAACCGGATATTTATGGAAAGGAGAGAAACGTTAATATGGCAACAATGATTCGTCCAGAATTATCCGAGAAAAACCCATATTGGATTGAGCGTCACCGGTACTATGAATTGAAGCATTTCTGCCTACAGTATCCGATATGGAAGAAAGCATATGCCGCTCTGGATGGGCTTAGCCGCCGACCTGCTGATATGGAGATATTCTCAAGAAACAGAACGACTGGCGATCCGACAGCTCGATGTGCAGAAGCTCGATCTTACTATTTGGATCGTATGAAAACGGTCGAGCAAACGGCGATTGCGACAGATGCGGAACTATCCAATTATATTTTAAAAGGCGTAACCGAAGGTTGGTCTTATGACATTCTGAAAGCTAGATCAAATATCCCATGCTGTAAGGATGTTTACTACAACTTGTACAGACGGTTCTTCTGGTTACTGAATAAAGCGAGGGATTGAAATGAAGATTGTAGACATAGCAGTCAAGAAAGTCTATCGCTTCAACTGTCCGAATTGTCAGAGCCGATTGGAGGCAGACAGCAAAGAGGTGGTGGACATCGGAGGAAAGGTATGTAAATTCCATTGTCCTGTATGTCGAAAAGAGCGGTATATTGCCTGGTCCGACATGAGAAAGAAAATTGTGTATGAGGGCGAGGGAACGCAGAAATAACATCTTTAAAGACTGAGCCAGCAATGGCTCTTTCTTTTTATCCTAGGTTAAAACACAGTACCGAGGTATCCGAAAGACATGCTATGTTGATATGTGAAAAAATCCCGGGTGGGAAATTTGGAAAAATGTTTTGGAAAGGTGGGATGGAATATGGAGCTCATTCTTTGTATGGTTATTGGTATCGTTATCGGAGTTGTTATCGGACGACAAGTGTTCCGAAGAGATGTCGTAGGTTCGTTGCGAGTCGATCAATCTGATCCAGACAGCGGGCCTTATTTATTTCTGGAACTGTCTCATAAGGGAGCGAATGCGATATATAAGAAAAAGTATGTAGTTTTGAAGGTCAACCTCAAAGATTATATTTCGCACGAATAACAAGTCCTTTTATGGAACAGTTAATGAATTCACGAAAGGAGAACTAAAATGAGTGAAAACATCAAAGAATTGCTGAACAAGGAGATAGCAGCGGAGATTCAGGCAATATCTTCTCTGGATTCGGGTAGCGAAGGAAAATCAAAAGCTATAGAGGATCTGGCAAAGTTGTACCGTTTGAGGATCGAAGAAACCAAAAGTGAACTGGACGCAGAGGATAAGCGAAGCCGGCGTACATTGGAAAGTGAAGCGAGTATCCGGGAAAACGAGATTAAGAAATCTCAGTTGGACGAGCAGATCAAGGCTGATGTACAGGATGAGCATTATAAGCGTTCGCAACTTGACGAGCAGGTGAAAGATCGATATTTCAAACTGGGAATAGCGGCGGCAGAACTTCTCATACCACTGATGTTCTACGGTATCTGGATGCGGAAAGGATTCAAGTTCGAGGAAACCGGAACCTATACCTCAACAACATTCAGAGGATTGTTCAATCGTTTTAGACCGACAAAGAAATAATTAACCGGTCAGAAACGAGGAGGGCGTGATTTACACATGTCCTCTTCGTTTTTGCGTGATTTTTACAGATGCTATTATGGAAAGGAGATGCTACAAAGAGCTCTTTGTCTCTTGACCGTACACCGGAAGAAACCGTACAATAATAGCGGTTCTTTCGAAAAACGAAAGGAGATAATATTTATGAGCCACAAAATTATCAAACCAGAAGGTATTGAATTGATTGAGTACCTGAATAACGGATATGCGATTTGCAATCGGTGTGGAGCTGTCATGAGGCAAACAGAAGATCCGAAGACTGGATGCGGAGTTTATATTTGTCCATCGTGTGGATTAAAGGTGGACGAAGAGGATTACGAGTATGAGTCCGATGAAGAAGTAGAATGGACGGAAGAAATGCTCGATATGGAACAAGGAGATATTCCGCCAGCCGGATGCAGAGCCTGCGGAGGACCATACCCGTATTGCAAAACGTCATGTAAGCTATTTGATGACTAAAAATATTATTGAGAGAAGGTCTATGCTTCGGCATAGGCTTTTTCTTTTTGGAGAATAAACGATGCGATACCATTATGAAAAGCCGGACATCTATTTATCGATGTATGGAAAAGTATATTTTTGCGATCATCCGGTCTATCATTGCTGTACCCTGTTCCAAATCGGGGAAAAGGGACTGGCAGTTATTCAACAGCGGTTTGATGAGAAAACGAAGAGTACCTGGTGGGGAGAAGTGGACCCATGGATTACGGATGATTTATATTTGCATCCGCGTTTTAAAGAATACTTTGATATACGTTCTGGGATGGCTATGGACGGGCTTTATCCGACTGTAACAATTCGTCAGATTATGTGGGCCTTAAAAATGAAGCCTATTAAACGTGAACGATGGGAGACTGTCTTTGATAGACGCAATATTTAATCCGCAAAAATCACAGCTCCTTTTATGGAAAACTGATTATAGCGAAAGGAGTTTAAGGGTGATGGATGAAATGAAAATCAGCTCAAAATTTACACGAATGTTGCTTTCGAAATTAGCAAAAGGGGTATTACATAAAAAACTGGGATATAACGTGGATATCCAGTTAAACGAGTTGAATGCTTCAATTTCGGATGAGAAAGCACATGTGCATGTAAGTATTGATGCGGATATGAGCAAAGAAGAACTCATGAAAATTCTGAAGAAGATCGGTTTGAATTAGAAGGATTGAGCCAGCAATGGCTCTTTCTTTTTACTTCGCAAAATTTACAATTACTATTATGGAGAAACAGTTAGCTCATTGGTAGAGCGCCACATTTCCGTGGAGGTAATCAGTTCGAATCTGATACTGGTTCTCTTTTATTTTTATCTATCAGGAAAGGGGGATTTTAAGGAGGTGGTTAGAAATTTGAGCTTGGACGAATTGGAGTTGATTCTGTGCGATATGTACGAAATGGACGAATGGTTGCCGAATCCGGTGTTTGACAAGAATGGATTTGCAAAGACGAGCAATACCTTATGGGCGATTGGAGAATTTCGAAATTATGTAGCCAATCATATTTATCCCCGAACCAAAACGTCTATTAAAAATCTGGAAGCAATGGCCCGATCATTTACAGAGAAAATGGAAGACTTTGCTTCTATGAATCAACAGAACCGTTCTATATTTATTGCCGCTAAGATGGTCGGCGAAAACATTCAAGACCTATTATATGCCATGGAATAGGATAAAACGAAAGGAGAAACATCATGAAAGGTAAAAACATTATTTTAATAGGAGTGGGGGCTTCTGCGATAGCAGCATCATTAAAAATGGCTTTTGAATTCGGGGCAAAAATGGGTATTGCTACTGTGTTATCGAATTTATCTCCGGAAGATATATCAGCGATAATTCCAAAAGAAAAAGGTGGATGGTACAAAGATATTTCAGAAATCATAGAGATTGTCAAAGAAAGGAAAAACAAATGAATAAGTTTACAACGAAAATACGCCATGCTTCTCCTTCTATTTTAACAGGCTTAAGTATAGCAGGAGTAGTAGGAACGACGGTCATGGCTGTGAGGGCGACTCCTAAAGCACTACAACTGATTAAAGATAAGAAAGACGAGTTGGATACTGATCACCTAAAACCAATGGAAGTAGCGCAGACCACTTGGAAATGTTATATACCGTCCATCCTTATTGGAGTAGGCACCATTACTTGTATCATCGGGATTGGATGTATGGATAAACGAAATCAGGTTTCTTTGATGAGCGCATATGCTATGCTCAATGAATCCTATAAACAATATCGGAAGTCGGCCAAGATTGTTTATGGGGAAAATGCAGATGACAAAATCCATGCAGAAATGGCGAAAGATGCGGTGGTGTCTACATACGATTGGGGCTATCAGGTCTATAACATGGATATGGATTCAGAGAGCGAGCGATTACTTTTTTATGATCTTTCCTCAAAGAAGTATTTCAGAACCACAATGGCAGCGGTGCTAAACGCACAATATCATGTAAACCGGAATCTTGCTATCAGGGGCGACTGTTCGTTAAACGAATATCTATCATTCCTTGGAGTTGAAGGCATAGACGGAGGCGATGATATCGGGTGGGACATTACCTATATGGTGGAAGAAATGGATTGCTATTGGTTGGATTTTGATAATTATAAATCAACGTCAGAAGATGGACTGGAGTGCATCATTATCGACACGATGGCAGTCAACAAATTTGAATGATTCGCAAAAATTACAGGCTGTATTATGAAAAGGAGGCTAATGCTTTATGAAGAACAAAAATTTTATCAAGGCCATTGGTATTGCAGTTACGGTGATCGGATTTGGAGTAAGTATCCTTACCGATTGGGTAAACGAAAAGAAAATGGATGAAAAAATTGAGGAAAAGGTTAATGAGGCACTTGCCAAAAGAGATGATGAAAACGAAGAGGAGTCCTAACAAGGGCTCTTTCTTTTTAGTTTGGAGCAAGTGCTGATGAATGACGAGGTTATTCAAAAAATCCTGAATTATGCGAATAAGCATCTGTTTGAACCCGGAGAAAATTGGCCCAAATCGGCTATCATGGAGCGTTCGTATGAAAGATGGGCGGTTGATGAGATTCTACTGGCCATTATGGATCATCCGATGACAGAAGCAGACCTAGTGATCGAAGGCTTCATATTGAAAATGGAGTTATTCCTTCACATGTCAGAAGAACCAACAAACAACTACATATTTCAAGTAGCAGAAAATACGGCCGAGACACTTCTCGGTCTTATTTTATAACCACAAAAATTATATTTTCGAAAGGAGAAACATCATGAAGGTATTAAGAAAGCAGGAAATCGACACAGCAAATATCCAGGTAGGAGATCAGATGGTTATTCCTCTGGCAGAGCTTGGGGAGTTTACGGCGACAGCCCACAAGGTTACGGACGAGGGTGTCATGTTTATATTTGACGATTATGTTACCCGTCGACCGATGAACAACCGAGACACAAACAAGGGTGGTTTTGAAAAGTCCGATTTGAAGAAGTGGATGGATACGGTTCTGTTTATGTCGTTTCCGGAGGAATTGCGTGACAAGATTTATAGTCTTACACTACCCACTGTTGGTCAGATTGTGGGCCATGAGGACGAATGGGATAATAAAAATCTGGAAGCGGATACCGATGAGCAGCTTCCGTTGATGAAGGAATGTAAGAATCGGATTGCTTGCTTTGAGGATCAGCTTACATGGGGATGGCTGAGGAATGCTACAAAAGAGGAGTTTTCTTCGGCTCGTTTCGCTCTTGTGTACGGCTATGGCGATGCCTGCTACGCCGCTTCGGCCTCTCTTGGGGTTCGTCCGGAATTCTGGTTGGTTAAGCAGGAATCCAGGGGCCCTGTGCCCCGTGAAAACAAAGTGTCTTATAAGACTCTTAAAGGATGGAATCCAAAGAACAAGGTAACAAAAGAGTCCTTACAGGAAGAGATTTCTGAGAAAGAAAACGAGATTAAGCTTCTCAAACAGGAAATCAAAAATCTGGAAGAGAAAGAGATGTTTGCTAAAGCTGCTTCTGAGATGAAGAACCTGAAGGATCGCTTTGTAGAAGCCGGCTTTACCGAGGATGAGGCGTTTCACATGGTTCTTGAGTTATCCAAAACAGCTTTAGGAATTGGAGGAAGGAAGTAATGAAAAAAGAATTAGCCAAGAGCTTTTTGTCACTGAAAACAGCGATTAAAAAGCATAGTCCGGAAATTCTTACCGGAATTGGTATCGCAGGTATGATTACAACAACCGTTATGGCTGTACGAGCAACGCCTAAGGCACTGATTCTCATTGAAGAGAGAAAAGAGGAAATCGGAGCCGAAAAGCTTGAAGCGATGGATATGGTGAAAACAGCATGGGCGTGCTATATTCCGGCAGCGATTACAGGGACACTCTCTGTTGCCTGCCTGATTGGAGCCAGCTCAGTGAATGCTCGGAGAAATGCCGCACTTGCAACAGCATATACCTTATCCGAATCCGCACTCAAAGATTATCAGGGAAAAGTCATTGAGATGTTTGGGGAGAAGAAGAATGAGGCTGTGAAAGATGCCATTGCTAAGGATAAGGTTGAAAAGAATCCGGTAGTAACAAGAGAGGTAATCATTACAGAAAAGGGGAATACGCTCTGCTATGATGCAATTTCCGGAAGATACTTCAAAAGCGATATTGAAAAAATAAAAAAAGCAGAGTGCGAACTGAATCGGCAAATGCTGGATGATATGTATGTATCCCTGAATGACTTCTACTACGAAATTGGTCTGGACAGTGTAAAACTCGGCGACGAACTTGGGTGGAATGTCGATAGTGGATATATCGATTTATCATTCAGCTCTCAATTAGCCAGCGATGGAACTCCCTGCCTGGTAATTGATTACAGCGTAGCTCCACGATATGATTACCGAAATTTGTTATAAACGCGCGAAAAATACAGCGGCTTTAATGAAAGAAGAATCACACATTTTCAAGAATTGAAAGGAGAATAAACATGGAAACCAATGAAATCATGAACAACGAAGAGGTTATGGAGGCAACTACTGAGGAAGTCGTTAAAGCGAGTTCCGGAAAAGGGTTTAAGGTTGCGGCTGGTATCGGTTTAGCCGTACTTGCAGGTGTTGTAATCTACAAGTATGTGGGTAAGCCGATGATTGCTAAGATCAAAGCCCAGAAGGAGCAGCGGATTATCGACGCTGAGTGGGATGATTCTGAAGAGCCAATCGTGGAGAACGAGAAAGAGGATTCCGAAGAAGCTTAAAGAGAAAAATGTGTTTCAACACGAGGGAGAGTACCTGTAACAAGGTGCTTTCCTTTTTTCTTTTATCCGGAGGTGACATTGATGAATTTATATTTGTATGACGGACCAGTGATGGAATTTGACAACTGCGTTGCTAATCGTTGGACTGCTTCTACACGGGCGGTCTCTGAAAAGAAGGCAAGGTCAAATCTTACCTATCAATTTAAAAAGAAGAACAATCGACTTCCGGGTACAAAGATTATATTGCCTGGAAAGATTAGTTTAGTGAGTGGAAAGGAGACAACTTAATGGAGGAATATAAGCCGAATTCCCACAAGTCAAAGGAAGAACAGAAAGACCTTGTTCCTGAAAAGCGTGTAGAAAAGGTGATTTCTGGGACGGTAAAGCCGAAGAAAAAATCAGAGATGCAGAAGTTTGCAGATGTATTCATTTCCGAAGATGTTAATAATGTGAAATCTTATATTGTCATGGATGTCCTCGTGCCGGCGATTAAAAAGGCAATTTCCGATATAGTAACCAATGGTATTGATATGATTCTTTATGGAGAGGCCGGAAAGTCGAAAAAGAATTCGACAGCATCCAAGGTATCCTATCAGAAGTACTACGACAGCGGAAAGAAAGATTATACGGCACCAAAGAGCCGGACGAGCTACGAATATGATGAACTCTTATTTGAAACTCGAGGGGATGCTGAGTCGGTATTGGATGCCATGAATGAGATTATTGCACAGTATGAGGTGGTCAGTGTTGCAGATCTTTATGATCTGGCAAACGTATCCAATGACAACTATGCTGCCAATAAATACGGATGGACTGATATTGCCGGATGCAGGGCGGTTCGGGTAAGGGACGGTTATATTTTGAAACTGCCTAAACCGATGCCGTTGTAAAAGGAGGAATGCAAGATGTATGAGTCAGAAGATAAGATGGTATCTCATCCAGATCATTATATTTCTGAAACAGGTATGGAAGTTATTGATGTGATCGAAGCCTTTACCTTCGATTTAAAAGGGATTGAGGCTACCGATACCGCAAACATTATCAAATATGCTTGCCGTTGGAAGAAGAAAAACGGAATTCAGGATTTGGAGAAAATCCTTTGGTACACACAGCATCTGATTGATCATTTAAAAAAAGTAGAAGAGGAGAATAAATAACCATGAAAAAAGCAGAGATTGTAAAGAGCATGAACGGTTTTCTTAGCAAGACCAGTTTCCAGTTAAAGAAGCATAGTCCAGAGATTCTCGTCGTAGCCGGAGTAATCGGTGTGGTTACAAGCGCAGTAATGGCGTGTAAAGCAACGACAAAAGTTGGAGAAATTCTGGATAAGACGAAGGAAGATGTCGAAGCAATTCATAAATGCGAGGAAGACGAATCTGTGAAGGAGCAGTATTCCAGTGAGGATGCCAAAAAGGATTTGGCGATTGTTTATGTCCAGACCGGAGTAAAATTCGCTAAGCTGTATGGACCTTCCGTTGTGCTCGGTGCGTTGTCGATTACCAGTATTCTGGCATCCAATAACATCCTTCGTAAGAGAAATGTGGCTCTTGGAGCAGCCTATGCAGCTATCGACAAGGGATTTAAAGAGTATCGCAGTCGTGTTATTGAACGGTTTGGCGAAGAGGTTGACCGTGAACTGAAATATAATCTTAAAGCCAAGAAGTTTGATGAAACGGTGATCGACGAGGAGACCGGAAAAGAGAAGAAAATTAAGAAGAACGGCTTTGTGGTAAGTCCGGCAGATATCAGCGGTTATGCTAGATTTTTTGAAAAGTACACGCAGGATGAAGATGGGAATTCTATTCTGAACCCTCACTGGGAAAGCAATAACGAATACAATCTGATGTTCATCAAAGCTCAGGAGCGTTACGCGAATGACTTGCTGAAAGCGAAGAAGCGTGTATTTCTGAATGAAGTTTATGAAATGCTCGGGCTTCCGAGAACAAAAGCCGGCCAGATTGTTGGTTGGGTTTATAATCCGGAAAATCCCAAAGGAGATAATTACATTGACTTCGGCCTGTATTCCGATAATCTGAGTTATTCGGATTATGTCAATGGATTTGATCAGGCAATCCTTCTGGATTTCAATGTCGATGGAAACATCTGGGATTTGATGTGAGGAAAAATTTATAACTATCCCTAAGAGTTACTGTAATTCTTAGGGATAGCTTTTTATTTGGGAGGAATTTATGCACAGGTTAATCAAAGTAATAACGGTTCCGATATTGTGCGGTATTGTAATAGCTTCTTCTTTCTTTATATCTGAGTTCCACTCAGACGGGGAAGACGTTGCCGCGATATCCAAAGCAATCGTTGTCGAAAAGACTGAGCCGGTTATTACGGTTTCGCAAGAGGAATCCATTCTGATTGCAGTAGAGGAAACGGAGGAATCAATAACAGAAATAATACCTGAAATGTCCAGGGAAGATGTGGAACTGATCGCCCTTGTCACGATGGCGGAAGCCGAAGGCGAATGTGAAGAAGGAAAACGCCTTGTTATTGATACGGTACTTAACCGAGTGGATTCAGATTATTTTCCGGATACCGTATATGAGGTGATTTATCAGCCAAATCAGTTTTCATCCATGTGGAACGGACGAGTGGACAGATGTGAAGTCAGAGAGGATATTTGCGAGCTCGTCTATGAGGAATTGGAGTCGAGAACTAATTATGATGTTGTATTCTTCACGGCAGGAGAATACAGCGCATATGGTGTTCCGATGTTCCAGGTTGGGAATCATTATTTTTCAAAGTATGAATAGGAAGGAGAATCATTATGCGTAATCTTTTAGCGTTTGTATCTTATACATTGGCGGCAATGTCTGGTATCTGCTTTGTTGGTGGAATCGCAATTCTGTCAACAGGAAAGGAGCACTGATATGGACGGCTTGGAGAACGTAATATCGGTACTGGATTATGTTCTGGATACCAAGAGAAAAAGACATATTATGGGAGGCATTCTGTTGAGTGTCTCTTTTCTTTTTGGGGGTTTGGCAATAACCGTGATGACAATCAGAAACGAGGAGGAAGAGGATGAGTAGTAAAGGAATGGCTTTCCTTGCTTTTATTGCTGGAGCAGGGATAGGCTCTGTGTGCACATGGCAACTGTTGAAACGGAAATATGAGTTGATTGCTCAGGAAGAAATCGATTCTGTGAAAGAGGCTTATGCCACAAGAGAGAGTATAGAAAAAGCCGGAAAGAGTTTTGTAGAAGGCTTTCGAGACGGGCTTAAAGTAGCAGAAGACAGAACTCAGAAGGACGAGGGTAATGTGGACTTCAAAAAGTATGCATCTATCATCCAGAAAGAAGGCTATACGGATTATTCCAGGAGTGTCGAGGAAAAGAAAGGAGAAGCGTTTGTGGAAAAGCCTTATGTCATTTCGCCAGAGGAATTCGGCGAATTTGAAGAGTATGAAAAAATCAGCCTCACTTACTATGCAGACGAAGTTCTGGCTGATGAAAATGATGAAGAGGTAGACGATGTGGATGAAATTGTCGGCGAGGAATCCCTGAACCACTTTGGGGAATATGAGGATGACTCCGTATTTGTCCGAAACGACCGGTTAAAGTGCGATTACGAAATCCTGCTTGACCAGAGAAACTACTTGGATGTCGCAAAGACAAGGCCGCATCGAGTGGAGGAGTAATGACAAAGAACGAGCTTAATGATGCATATTTTAACTGGATGTATCAGCTTGTATTTGATGGGAGATATTCAAAGAAATTATCGTATCGGAAGCTTTTAAGAGAGCTGCATCGAATCGAATTTACTTACAGCATTCCGATGGATGGAAATCGTGCGGAGGATGGAGTGGATTTAAGGTATCGGTTTGGTTACGAAAACAGATACAGCAGTTCTATGATCTCCGCGTATTTGGATAATCGGACGTGTAGTGTTCTGGAAATGATGATCGCACTTGCGATTCGGTGTGAAGAACACATTATGGACGATCCGGACGTTGGAAATCGAACTGGACAATGGTTCTGGAACATGGTTGTCAATCTTGGTCTTGGTTCTATGAATGATTCCAAGTTTGATCGGAATTATGTTGAGGATACTGTTCAGAAATTTCTGGATCGAAAGTATAACCGCAATGGTGACGGGGGACTGTTTACCGTAAATCATAGCCGATACGATTTAAGGTCTGTTGAAATCTGGTATCAGATGTGCTGGTACTTGGATGAAAATGTTTAGAAGGAGAGATCGTTATGAGCCACAACGAAGTAATGAAGTGGTTTGAAAGTTATTTTCCTGATTATTCGGGAGATCGGATTGATATGTGGTTTCCAAATGGAAGAAACAGCATCCGTATCCGCCAGAAAAATGGTCAGGAATTTATATTCACTTATCATAGTCAGAAAGATTGGAGATTTGAGACGATTACCAGTTTTCTGAACGGAATGAAGGGAGGAAAAAAGTAAGATGTGTGAGGTTATGAATTATATTTTTGGAAGTCTCAGCAATTCGGAGACGGCAATCCGGTCCATTCGGAAATCTCTGAATAAACAGGCCCGTTATAACCGGAAATTGAGCACGCTTGCTCTTATTATGACGGTTAATCTGGTTCTCTTGGAACTGGATCGTGTGGAGCAGAAAAAGAGGATTGAGAAACTGGAATCGACAATAGAAGAATTGAAGCGCGATAAAGGAGAGTAAAAAATGAGATGATCGACTTTTTGATGATTTCCACACGTAGTACAAAGCGTGGTGTAATTGAAATCTATCCGAAGTTCATTATTAAGAAAAGCTCCGATCTGATGATTCGAGGTGGTGACTTCTACGCTATCTGGATTGAGGAACGAGGTTTATGGTCTACGGACGAACAAGATGCTTTGCAACTCATTGACCGTGAACTGGATAGATACGCAGAAGAAAGCCGCCAGCGCTTTGACTCTGAGATTAAAGTTCTTCACATGTGGGATGCGGAATCCGGAATGATTGATTCTTGGCATAAATATTGTCAGAAGCAAATGCGGGATTCTTTCCATATGCTGGACGACAAATTGATATTCTCCAACACAAAGACCGATAAAAAAGATTACGCCAGTAAAAAGCTGAAATATCCGCTTGAAGCTGGCGATTTGTCTGCTTATGACAAATTGATGTCTACTCTTTATTCGGAAACGGAAAGGCAAAAGCTAGAATGGGCGATCGGTTCTATTGTGTGCGGAGAATCGAAAAAACTGCAAAAATTTATGGTCCTGTACGGAGCTGCCGGAACTGGTAAATCTACAATCCTCAATATTATTCAGCAACTCTTCGAAGGATATTATTCGGTCTTTGATGCAAAAGCTCTTGGCTCATCCAGCAATTCATTTGCGTTAGAGGCGTTCAAGAGTAATCCTCTTGTGGCGATTCAGCATGACGGCGATCTGTCAAGGATTGAAGATAACACCAGATTGAACAGTTTGGTATCCCATGAGCTGATGACCGTGAACGAGAAGTTTAAATCAACCTATTCCAATCGGTTCAAATGCTTTCTGTTCATGGGTACTAACAAACCGGTGAAAATTACGGATGCAAAGTCTGGTTTAATTCGACGACTGATTGATGTGTCTCCTTCAGGGAACAAGCTGAGTCCGAAGGAATATAAGGCAACCATGAAACAGATTGAATTCGAATTGGGAGCGATTGCATATCATTGCCAGGAAGTCTATTTGAACAATCCTGGTTTATATGACGATTATATTCCCATTGCGATGCTGGGAGCATCCAATGATTTCTATAACTTCATCATTGATTCCTACCACGTGTTCAAACGGGAAAACGGTACAACCTTGAAGGCTGCCTGGGAGATGTATAAGACCTACTGTGATGAAGCAAAAGTGGGCTATCCATTTTCTCAGAGAGTTTTTAAGGAAGAATTGAAGAATTATTTCCACGATTATAAAGAGCGATTCAACATGGAGGACGGTTCGAGAGTGCGAAGCTATTATATCGGATTCCGGACTGAAAAATTTGAAGAGGAAACCATTGTGGAAAAGCCCGAAGAAAAACCGTCATTATTGCAGTTTAATGCGACCAAATCTATTTTCGATCAGGTGTGCTCCGATTGTCCGGCGCAGTATGCGACCGATAAGGAGACGCCTTCCATGAAATGGGACAAGGTAAAAACGAAGCTGTCTGATTTGGACACTTCTAAAATCCATTATGTTAAAGTCCCAGAAAACCACATAGTAATCGACTTTGATATTCCGGATAAGGATGGGAACAAATCTTTCGAACGGAATGTAGAAGAAGCGAGCAAGTGGCCGGCGACTTATGCAGAGCTAAGTAAAAGCGGAAAGGGGGTTCATCTTCATTATATTTACACAGGAGATGTAAAAAAACTGAGTCGTATTTATGACGACCACATCGAAGTGAAAGTGTTCACAGGTAAAAGCTCATTACGAAGAAAACTTACGAAGTGTAATGATTTGCCTATCGCAACGATTAGCTCTGGTTTACCGACGAAAGGAGAAGACAAAATGGTAAATTTTGAAGCGATTAAAAGCGAGAAAGGGCTTAGAACACTGATTAAACGAAATCTGAATAAAGAAATTCATCCGGGTACTAAGCCTAGTATCGATTTTATCTACAAAATACTGGAGGATGCATATGCCAGTGATTTAAGTTACGACGTGACGGATATGCGGAACGCAGTTTTGGCATTTGCCGCAAATAGTACGCATCAGGCCGAATACTGTATCAAGCTGGTGAATAAGATGCAGTTTAAATCGGCAGACCCTTCCACAGCGGGGAGAAACGAAGAAGCAAAACTGGTCTTTTACGACATTGAGGTATTTCCGAACCTGTTCCTTGTAAACTGGAAAATTGAGGGCGAGGGAAAACCAGTTGTTCGTATGATTAACCCGACGCCGACCGAGATTGAGGAATTGATGCGATTTCGTCTGGTTGGATTCAACTGCCGGCGATACGATAACCATATCCTGTATGCGAGACTCATGGGTTATACGAACGAACAACTCTATAATCTCTCGCAAAAGATTATCAGCGGAAGTCCTAATTGCTTCTTTGGAGAAGCCTACAACGTTTCCTATACGGATGTGTATGACTTTGCATCTGCCGGAAATAAAAAGAGCTTGAAGAAGTTGGAAATTGAGATGGGAATCCATCATCAGGAGCTTGGTCTTCCGTGGGATCAACCAGTTCCAGAGGAAATGTGGACTAAGGTTGCCGAATATTGTGATAACGATGTAATTGCAACTGAAGCAGCATTCCACTATCTGAAAGCTGACTGGACGGCTCGACAGATTCTGGCGGATTTGGCTGGTATGACAGTGAACGATACGACCAATACACTTACCCAGAAGATTATATTTGGAAACGAGCGGAAACCACAGGACCAGTTCAATTACCGAAATCTGGCAGAGCCGGTACATTACCTTGATGAAGAAACCGAATCTTTCCTGGCCGAAGCGTGTCCTGAAATGATGGCACAAACGCATGGCGAGGAAGGAAGCCTCTTGCCATATTTTCCCGGATACAAATATGAGAATGGAAAATCGACATATCGAGGAGAAGAGGTTGGAGAAGGTGGTTATGTCTATGCAGAACCCGGCATGTATGGAAATGTGGCATTGCTGGATATTTCCTCTATGCATCCACACAGCGCAATCGCAGAAGTTCTGTTTGGTGTGAAATTTACGAGAGCCTTCCGTGATATTGTAGAAGGACGAGTCAGCATCAAACACGAAGCCTGGGACGAAGTCAACCACATGTTGGACGGAAAGCTGACGCCGTATATCCAGAAAGTTATTGATGGCGAGATGACGGCGAAGGATTTGGCAAATGCGTTGAAGACGGCAATCAATTCGGTATATGGCCTGACTTCTGCCAACTTCGAGAATCCGTTCCGTGATCCGAGAAACAAAGATAATATTGTGGCCAAACGAGGAGCTCTGTTCATGATTAACCTCAAGCATGAGGTGCAGGAACGGGGCTTTACTGTTGCTCATATTAAGACAGACTCCATCAAGATTCCAGATGCGACGCCGGAGATTATCCAATTTGTTATGGATTATGGAAAACGGTATGGCTACACCTTTGAGCACGAGGCTACATACGACCGGATGTGCTTGGTAAACGACGCTGTCTATATTGCCAAGTATAAAGACGGGAAGTGGACAGCCACTGGAACTCAGTTCCAGATTCCTTATGTCTTCAAGAAGCTTTTCAGCGGTGAAGAGATCGTATTTGAAGATATGTGCGAAACAAAGTCGGTAAGCAGCGCTTTATATTTGGACATGAATGAGGGGCTTCCTGATGTGTCTGAATACGAAAAAGAATTTTCAAAAGCAGAGAGCGATTACCGCAAAGGGTTGCTTTCCGATACGACATTTGAGAAGACTTGTCAGTCGCTGAATCCCAAAATTGCGGAAGGCCACAATTATATTTTCATTGGACGAGTTGGACAGTTCTGTCCGATCAAACCAGGGGCCGGCGGAGGTCTGCTCATGCGTGAAAAAGACGGACGGTATTATGCTGCTACTGGCTCAAAAGGATATCGTTGGCTGGAATCTGAGATGGTGAAAGAACTCTCCAAAGAGGATTCTATTGATCGTTCCTATTATGACAAGCTCGTAGATGATGCGGTTGAAACTATATCTAAATATGGCGACTTCGAGTGGTTTGTGTCAGATGATCCTTATATTCCCAAACCAAGGTTGGAGGATTTTATGAACATTCCCGAAGACGCTGATGAAGAATTACCATTCAATTAAAGAAAAGGAGAAGTATATCATGGCTTACAAAAATGTACCCAATATTATTATCGAAAACGCTCATATCATTTTTCGGAATTTCAGAGGAGAAGAGTCCAAATATAACAGGGCCGGTAACAAGAACTTCTGTGTGATTATCGAAGATCCAGAGCAGGCGGAGAAACTCTCTAATGATGGATGGAACGTAAGAGTTCTAGCTCCGAGAGACGAGGATGAAGAGCCGAGACACTATATTCAGGTGGCAGTCAGCTTTGAGAATATTCCGCCAAAAGTGGTTATGATCACAAGAAGAAATAAGACACCACTTGATGATGAATCCATTTCTACCTTGGACTATGCGGAGATTCGCAATGTTGATTTGACGATTCGACCGTATTCCTGGGAAGTAAACGGTAAAACCGGTATTAAGGCTTATCTGAAGACAATGTATGTCACCATCGAAGAGGACGAGTTTGCTGAAAAGTATGCAGAGGAAGAAGGACCTGAAGAGATTCCGTTCCGCTGATGATCGACAGATAGGGTGCCTGATATTGCCAGCAAGGTAAATGTCCTAAGGCTAGAGGAAACAGCCCTATATTTCTGCGAAAGGGGGAAAAGTATGGCATTTTGGAATCGGAAAAAGAAGCGAACCACAGCGAAACCGAAAATCAATGCTTCTGTTCCTAAACCCAAAGTAAACAGCGAAAAACAAGAATCAAGCATTCCGCCACAGCCTAAGAAAATGGACATACCAAAGCCGGATAAACTGCCGAAAAATGAGAATGTCCGGAAAGAGTTTCTAAAAGCTTTTCATCAGTTGACTTACCGGCACAGACCGTGGGATGTATGGCGGGATTTTATCATAATGTTTGCCTGTTCTTTGTCAAATCCAGTGGATAAATCCCACTATGAAGAACGGGAAAAACGATATTTAAAAATTATCAAAAAATACAATAAGCAGGAACAAAAATTATTCCCAGAATTAGCTGCCTATGTCGTTATGGCTTTGGAAGATAATCCAGAGCAGGACTTCTTAGGCAGTGTTTTTATGGAATTAAATCTGGGTAGCAAATCGACCAGCCAATTCTTTACTCCCTATCATATCTGTGAGCTGATGGCAAAAATAACGGAAGAAGATGTAGCAACCATTGTGAAGGAAAAAGGTTATATCACGATCAATGATCCCTGCTGTGGGGCCGGGGCAACTCTTATTGCAGCAGTTAATGAGGCAAGAAAGCAATTGGAAAAGGTAAATCTGAACTTCCAGAATCACGTTCTGGTTGCGGCTCAGGATATTGACGAAATCGTCGCTTTGATGTGTTACATTCAGCTTTCTCTTCTTGGAGTGGCCGCATACATCAAGGTTGGTAATTCTCTGACAGAACCAATGTCTACGGACGATAACGGAGAGAACTATTGGTTCACTGTAATGTATTTTTCGGATGTGTGGGCTATGAGAAGATTGTTTCATAACATATGAAAGGACGGGTAGTATGGTAAAGTCTGTACAATTAAGGAAAGAAGACTGTTATTGTGATTTGACCGAATTATATGAAAATGTGGCTCGAAAAATCCTGGTGGGGATAACGGATAAAACCTGTTTCGACTGCCGAAAAATTTGCGTCACAAAATCGGTCCAAGAAGTTTTATGGTCGTATTATCGCGACGAAAAAGGAAAGACCGATGAACAGATTGCTGTGATGTTGTTGGGATATGGACCGAAAGCAAACTTGGAAGAGCATGGTATTCTGGAATATCGGGCTGAGGTTGAAGATGGATTCATAGTATGAGAAGGGGGGATAAGTGTGGACGAACGGTTAGAAGCCTTAGAAAAAGAATTAGATAATCTGCTGAATATGGCTCCCATAGAAGATGACTGCACGAAAAATGAAAATGAGATGTATTCGGACATGGCAAACCTGAAAAACAGCATAGCGATGGTTCTTGAGGAGCGACGGAATGGCCGTTAAATTATATGACTACCAGATAGAAGCCGTTGAAAAAATGAGAAATGGCTGTATTCTGTGCGGCGGCGTTGGAAGCGGAAAGTCCAGAACAGCGTTGGCTTATTACTATCTCCAGAACGGAGGAGATCCGGATTGTCTGACGGGACTGAAGGACTATGTTGCGATGGACGATCCGCCAAAGGACTTATATATCATTACAACGGCCAGGAAGCGGGATACGATGGAATGGGAGGGTGATCTTTCGCCCTTCCTTCTTTCGGTTCATGAGGATGTCAATCTATATTCAAATCAGGTTGTCGTAGATTCCTGGAATAATATCAAGAAGTATGCAGAGGTGAAGGATGCTTTCTTTATATTTGACGAGCAAAGAGTAATCGGTTCCGGAGCTTGGGTGAAGGCATTCCTGAAAATCGCCAAATCAAACCAATGGATTCTGTTATCCGCAACTCCGGGAGATACCTGGCAGGATTATATTCCGGTATTCATTGCAAATGGGTTTTACAAAAATCGGACGGAATTCATCCGAGAACATGTGGTTTATAGTCGATTTAGTAAGTATCCCAAAATTGACCGATATTTGAATACCGGGAGATTGATTCGACTCAGGAACCGAATCTTGGTGAATATGGATTTCAAGCGTCAGACAATTTCTCATCACGAAGATGTGTTTGTCAAATATGATGTGGGAAAATACAGAGACGCTGGACGAACAAGATGGGACCCATTTAAAAACGAGCCGATTACAAATGCTGCTGGTCTTTGCTATATATGGCGAAAAATTGTAAATACGGACGAGTCACGGCAGATTGCCTTGATGGAGATTGTAGAGAAGCATCCGAGAGCCATTATATTTTACAACTTCGATTATGAGCTGGAGCTTTTAAAAGGATTGTTTCAGATTTATGAGGATGACGGGGTTTTTGAAATTGCGGAGTGGAATGGCCATAAACATCAGCCGATTCCAGAGTCAAAGAGCTGGGTATATCTTGTCCAATACAATGCTGGAGCTGAAGGCTGGAACTGTATCAAGACAGATACCATTATATTCTACTCTCAGAACTATTCCTATAAAATCATGAAGCAATCTGCGGGCCGAATAGACAGGCTAAATACGCCATTCAAGGATCTGTATTACTATCATATGAAATCTCGAAGTGGGATTGATTTGGGGATTAGCAGGTCTTTGAAGGATAAGAAGGATTTCAATGAGACGAAGTTTGTGAAATGGTCTGAGAATACTCCATCGAAAAAAGCAGCTTAGGTAGGTGAAAAGATTATGAACGAAGAATATTTGGAAGTAGATTTTAAAAAGTATTGCAAAACCTGTAAACATAAAGAATTGGGGGAAAAGTTCGATCCGTGTAATGCGTGTCTGGACTATGGGTATAATCTCAATTCTCACAAGCCTGTGATGTGGGAGGAAAAGAAAAAATGAGCTACCAATATAATCAATATTTGGAAAAGCACAAGTCTAATGTTGAAGAGGGGTTCCGGTGGTTACAGAAAAACCTTCCCGAGATCACGGAGGGAAGTGGCGCGGAACATAACATTATATTTGCACACGACCAATCCAAAATGGAACCTGATGAGTATGAGGCGTATGACGCTTACTTTTATGGAGGAAATCGATCTTATGCCGTTGTAGAAGATTTCAGAAAGGCATGGCTGTTGCATATCCATCGAAACCCACATCATTGGCAGCACTGGGTACTGATTAACGATGATCCGGAAGAAGGAGAAATCGTTTTGGAGATGCCCTATTGCTATATTCTTGAGATGATTTGCGATTGGTGGTCCTTCAGTTGGTCTGAGGGAAATCTACTGGAGATATTTTCCTGGTATGAAAAACGTAAAAGCTATATAAAGCTCCATCCGGATACGAGGAAATGTGTGGAAGACATATTAGCTAAAATGAAAACGACTTTAGAGCAGGATTTATTCATG